CGGACACTGTAGAGACTATTCTCTACGGTGCTACCGGGATGACTCCAAGAAATGGTTCGAATTCGAATAAATCAAAAACTTCATACGGAAGTTATTACGCTCGTAAAGAGGAAGAAGAAAGATTTGCAAGACCTGTAGGATCTTCTAGAATGAACGCTACTTATAGTTATGAGGAAATCATCTTAGAAACTCGTGGTCAAGCTTTAAATGTCATTGCTTGTATGGAAGATATAATCGAAACATACGAATGCGTCAGTATCGCTGATTTATACGAAATGGTCGATCTTACCGGAAATTACACAGATAATAACTATGGATGGCTTGATCTTCGAGGAGCTAGAGTTGAACAGTTAAGACGTGGTGGGTATGCTTTGAGATTACCAAAGCCTATAAAATTACCAATGGCAGTAATCGGTTAATAAAATATAAATAATAAGGAGAATATAATAATGAACTTAAAAAATACAGTAAGTAAAGTAGGATTCGCATTGCAGAAAAATGCCCCAGACATCTTAATGGGTGTTGGGGTTGTAGGATTCGTAACCAGTTCGGTTTTAACCGGTCGAGCAAGTACGAAACTAAATACGCATCTGGAGGAAGTAAAGGAAAATTTACAGAATGTTGACAAGGTTCTCGAGGGAGCTAAAAACGGTACTGTCGACTACACAGAAGAAGATGCTAAGAAAGATCGGGCGCTTATTTATGTACAAGGAGCTTTAAAGATTGGCAAGTTATATGCCCCAGCTGTATCAGTAGGCGTGTTCTCAATCGGTTGCGTGTTGAAATCTCATGACATCATGAAAAACCGTATGTTATCTTTAAGCGCTGCCTATGCGACATTAGCTGTAGGATTCAAAGCATACCAAGAACGAGTGGCTGCAAGATATGGTGAGGAAGCCGAACGAGAAATTCGATATAACATCAGCACTGTTAGAACCACCGAAACGGTTGTTGGTAAAAAGGGTAAGGAAACTGAAATCGTAACTGACACAAAAGTTATTGACGCTGAAAACATGCACAGCCCATACGCAAAGATCTTTGACGAAACAAATCAGTATTGGGAGCGAGATCCTGAATTCAACTTATCGTTCCTGACAGCTCAGCAAAGATTTGCAAATGACAAGCTTCATGCTCGTGGTCATTTATATTTGAATGAGGTATATGATATGTTAGGATTCCCTCGAACCAGAGCAGGTCAAGTAGTAGGTTGGATCTGGGATAAGACGAATGAAAGTATTGGCGATAACTATATTGACTTTGGAATCTTCAATGTTAATAGTAAAAAAGCTGCAGATTTTGTAAATGGGTATGAACCAGCAATTGTGTTAGATTTTAATGTCGATGGCAATATTCTGGATCGACAATTCGAAACTATGGGTTAAGGAGGAATATCAATGAATGCACCATATGCAATTTTGGCTTTCGTAACGGGCGCTCTCTTAGGGGTATCCGTTACGGGAACTATATTAAAAATAAAGTATGCTAAAGATCTGGAAAGAGAGGTTGATTCTGTAATCGAATCATTCTCAGCTGCGCCAAGAGTTATATTCAAGGATAAGAAAGATGAAGTTGAGGAACACGTCGAATCTTCAACCGTATCTGGAGATGCTCCGAAATTATCACTTGTAAATGATGAGGGTACCGATATAGCTCAAGGATTTTACTACAGCCCAGAAAACGATGCGGATAAGTTCAAACCGCAGGTTAAAAAATACTACGACGTTCATGGAAATGAATTGGTAGTAAATGATGACGGTGTTTATGAAGAAGAATATGAAGAGGAGCTTCCTGAACTAACTGAGGACGACGCGTTTGCTTACGAAGAACCATATTCCATAAGTCCTGATGAAGTTGAGCCGCTTATTGAAGAAGGATATTCGGTTCTTAACTGGACTGTATATCAAGGATGCGATGATAGTAAACTGGTTGCAGACGAAAATGATGAGTTGGTAGATCACGCCGAGATTGAACGGACTATCGGCGTTGGGGTTGAGTGTCTAGGCGAATATGAGCCGGACATAGCGCATATATGCAACGACCGCTTACGTTGCGTTATTGAATTAACGGAAGACTTGCGTAACTATTCCGATATAATGAAAGCGATGCCGTTCATAAATCAATAGTGATTCGAGAAGAATATTACAAATGGTTATGTCACTTCGTTTTTACCTCACGTAGAAGAAATTACAAACGTCTGATTAAATATCTGCATAGCGTAGAGTTTACATATTTCATACCATTCGATGAAAACCGGTACGAAGATGGTATTGAATTACGCAGACGATTTGCAATCGAATCCGGTTATATGCAAGATCATTTAATAAATATCATGGGTGACGATCCGTGTAGCGTATTAGAAATGATGATAGCATTGGCGATTCGATGTGAGGAAAATATAATGGAGGACATCGAAATTGGCGATAGAACGGGTCAATGGTTTTGGGCCATGATCGATAATGCGGGGTTCGGTTCGCTGACTGATATTAATTTCAATTCGAGAGAAGCTGATTTTATAACAAATAGAATACTTAATCGTGAGTACGGTCCTTGTGGTGAAGGTGGGTTATTTTACATAAAACACAATTGTCATGCGGACTTACGTACGGTTGAACTTTGGTATCAACTTAATTGGTACTTAGCATCATATATTAAGGAGATGAACGAATATGAATACTAAATTAGCTAAGACGGTTGTTGTAATCGAGTTAGATGATAAATTTATAAGAGCTTACACCAGAGCTCGCAGACGACGAGGTTTTAATAAGCTCTTAAGATGGGGCGCGGTTCTGGTGTTATCGTATTATATCTACGAGTTTTTAGAAGGACGGTATAAGAAAGGGATGTAGGATGTGCTAGACTTTTTAATGATTGCAACCAGAAGCACTAAGAAAGGTGCTATTGAAGTATATCCTAAATTCTTAATAAAGAAGAGTAAGGATCTTATGATTCGAGGTGGGGATTTCTATGCTGTGTGGGACGAGGCTCAAAATCGATGGTCTTTAGATGAACACGCAGCCTTACGAATGATCGACAAGGAATTGGTAACATACACCGAAGAACGATGCGATAAATTTGATGGTGAAGTTCGAGTGCTACATTTATGGGATTCATCTTCAGGCATGATCGATAACTGGCATAAATATTGTCAGAAACAAATGCGAGATTCGTTCCACCCACTTGATGAAAAACTGGTATTCGCAAATGAGGAGACAACCAAAGAGGATTATGTTACACGAACTTTAACATATCCTTTAGAGTCTGGGGATATCTCGGCATACGAACGTATGATGTCAGTGTTATATTCTCCGGATGAACGTATGAAAATTGAGTGGGCGATCGGATCGATCGTTACTGGCGAATCCGTTAATATACAGAAGTTCTTAGTATTCTACGGATCTGCCGGTACAGGTAAATCGACAGTTCTTAATTTGATTCAGAAGTTATTTGATGGATATTACACGGTCTTCGATGCTAAAGCATTGGGATCTACGAGTAACTCATTTGCTCTGGAAGCATTTAAGACGAACCCATTAGTAGCGATTCAGCACGACGGGGATCTTTCGAGAATTGCAGATAATACTCGACTTAACAGCGTGGTTTCACATGAGTTAATGACTGTAAATGAGAAGTTCAAAGCTACATACGCTAGTAAATTCAAATGTTTCTTATTTATGGGTACGAACAAACCGGTAAAGATCACAGACGCTAAGTCGGGACTTATCCGAAGACTTATTGACGTTTCTCCCACCGGGGATAAATTACCGTCAGTAGAATATAAAGCAGTAGTACATCAACTTGATTTCGAATTGGGTGCCATCGCATATCATTGCGCTGAAGTTTACAAAAACAACAAATCGAAATATGATGATTACATCCCAACTACAATGCTGGGCGCTTCGAATGATTTCTATAACTATATTGAAGACGCTTTTTATGTGTTTAAGGATGAAGACGGTGTAACTCTTAAAACTGCTTGGGAACGATATAAAACATATTGTACGGAGGCACATGTTCAGTATCCATTTTCACAAAGAGCGTTTAAAGAAGAACTGAAGAATTACTTTAAAGAATATAAAGAACGTCATGTTTTAGCGGATGGAACGAGGGTGAGAAGTTATTTTGAGGGCTTTCGTTATGATAAGTTTGAAAGAGTTCAAGAGGAGGATCACGACGAATGTCCTGAGAATTTAAAGACTATTATATTTAATGGTAAAGAATCTGAATTTGACAAACAGTGCAAATCTTGTCCAGCACAGTACGCATCCGAGCAAGGATCGCCTGTCATGAAGTGGGCAAATGTGAAAACTAAGCTATCTAAAATAGACACATCCAAGTTGCATTATGTAAAAGTTCCAGAGAATCATATTGTGATCGATTTCGATTTGACGGAGAATGGCGAGAAGTCGCTGGAACTGAATTTAAAAGAGGCTAGTAAATGGCCAGAGACATACGCTGAGGTAAGTAAAAGTGGTAAAGGTATCCATCTGCATTATATTTATTCAGGTGATGCTTCCAAACTGTCTCGAGTATATGACGAACATATAGAAATAAAAGTGTTTGTCGGTAACGCTTCGCTACGAAGGAAACTAACGAAGTTTAACGATAAACCTATAAACACTATAAGCTCTGGCCTACCCTTGAAAGGAGACAAGGTGATTAATTTCGATTCGGTAAAAAATGAAAAGGCGATACGTACGTTAATTCATAAAAATATTTATAAGGAATACCACCCTGGCACCAAACCAAGTATCGAGTTTATACACAAGATACTCGAGGATGCTTATGAAAGTGGAGTACCTTATGATGTTCGAGATATGGAAAATGTTGTGTTTGCATTTGCAGCGAGTAGCACCAACCATGCTGAATATTGTATGGATTTGGTTGAGACTATGAAGTTTAAATCGGAGGATATTTCCGAAAATGGCGTTAACGAGGATGTTTCGGCGCTGGTGTTTTATGATGTTGAGGTCTTTCCAAATTTATTCATTGTAAACTATAAGGCGGAAGGAGAAAATAAACCTGTTGTACGAATGATCAACCCAACGTCAAAAGATATTGAAGGATTACTTCGATACAAACTTGTAGGATTCAACTGTAGGCGTTACGATAATCATATTCTTTACGGACGTCTTATCGGGTATACGAACGAACAACTGTATGAGTTATCAATGCGGATTATCAATAATAAACCAAATGCATATTTCGGTGAGGCTTGGAATATATCTTATACGGATGTATACGACTTCTCATCTGAAAAGAAATCTTTGAAGAAGTTTGAAATCGAACTGGGTATTCACCATCAGGAACTTGGACTGCCTTGGGATCAACCTGTGCCTGAAGAACTTTGGGTTAAGGTCGCTGAGTATTGTGATAACGATATTATTGCGACCGAAGCAGTGTTCCATGCAAGACAATCGGACTGGTTAGCACGACAGATACTGGCAGATATTGCTGGAAAATCTGTTAACACGACTACGAACTCCCTATCGACTCGAATTATATTTGGAGATAACAAGACTCCTCAGGATGAGTTTAATTATCGTGATATGGGTAAAGTGGATGATAAATGCTCAACGATATCCATGACTGATAAAGGCGTGTTGTTTGACAACTTTGCGGACGATGAGCATTGTTTATTTGACGAGTTTAATCGACCGGTGTTCCCTGGCTATAAATATGAAGCTGGTAAATCGCATTATCGTGGAGAAGTTGTTGGAGAAGGCGGTTACGTATATTCTGAACCGGGCATGTATGGAAACGTTGCATTACTTGATATTGCATCAATGCATCCGACAAGCGCAATTCAGGAAAACTTATTCGGTGATGTATATACTAAGAAGTTTAAAGAAATTGTAGATGCTCGACTCGCGATAAAACATAAGGATCTTGATTCTGCTAGACAAATGCTGGGTGGGGCTTTAGCTAAATATCTTGACGATGAAAGTCTACTCAAGGATTTATCGACAGCGTTGAAGATCGTTATCAACTCTGTATACGGTTTAACGTCAGCAAGTTTCGAAAACCCATTCAGAGATCCAAGAAATATCGATAATATCGTAGCCAAACGTGGAGCGTTATTTATGGTAAACCTGAAACATGCAGTTCAAGCACGAGGTTTTACCGTTGCTCATATTAAGACCGACTCGATTAAGATACCAGATGCAACTCCTGAGATTATTCAGTTTGTTACGGATTATGGTGAGATGTACGGTTACACCTTTGAACACGAGGCTACATACGATCGCTTATGTCTGGTTAATGATGCTGTTTATATCGCTCGATATTCTGGAGAAGGTGTAAAGTGGACTGCTACGGGTACTCAATTCGCGGTGCCGTATGTATTCAAGAAGTTATTTACTGGCGATGATATCGAATTTAAAGATCTCTGTGAAACAAAATCCGTAGCATCCTCCATATATTTGGATATGAACGAGTCGCTTCCCGATGTTAAAGAGTATGAAAAAGAGCGGGATAAGATATGGAAGAAACTTCTTTCCGATGAACCGATGGATAAATCTGTTGTCGACGATCTAGAACAACGATATTTGGAACTTGAAGAACTGATCGCTCCGGGACACAATTATATATTTGTAGGAAAGATAGGTCTGTTCTGCCCAATCAAATCTGGACATGGCGGTGGTATACTTTTAAGAGAGAATAACACTGCTAAAAACGGTAAGGTTGGATATGCATCTGTAACTGGCACTAAAGGATATCGTTGGTTAGAAGCTGAAATGGTGGAGAACTTGGGTAAATATGATTCTATAGATAGATCATATTATGACAACTTGGTAAATGATGCGGTCGACAGCATTGCTACATATGGTGATATTGAATGGTTTGTATCAGAAGAAACATATTTAAAGAAAGATTAAAGAGGTAAAGAAATGAGTTTATTAGAAGCAGCAAGAAACAGTGAGTTTAAAAGATTGGTTAATGGAGATTTATCGGTAGAGAATGCCGTTATTATTTGGACAAATTTTGCAGGGAAACCTACTAAATTTAATCCACAAGGTGGAAAGCGCACGTTCGCACTGGTGTTAACTGAAGAAGTTGCTGAACGACTTCGTAACGAGGGTTGGAATATCAAGATGCGAGAAGGACGTGAAGAAGGAGAAGATCCTTTATATTTCACCGAGATCGTTGTTAACATGGAAAGTACCTATCCGCCTAAGGTTGTGTTATATACCGAATTCAGAGGTAAAAAGAGCGCCAACAAATTAACAGAGCGAACTGTGGGGCAATTGGATACTATCGATATCGCAAACGTAGATCTTGTAGTACATCCATATGAACACGGGTTCAGTTCGGTGGCAACCGTCAAAGGTTACGCTCGAGCACTGTATGTAACCCAAGGTCAGGATTCATATTTCGGAGGCAAGTATTCTGAGTATGAGGAGGTACCACTTGGAGGAGACGTTACGGACGACGATATTCCTTTCGATTTGTAAAAGAGTAGGTTTATATTTTGGCAGGAGTACAACTAGACGATAAACAAATTACTGCCGTAAGAAATATGAAGAACGGTTGTATTCTTTGTGGCGGTGTTGGTAGTGGTAAGTCGAGAACCTCTTTGGCTTACTACTACCTTATTAATGGTGGTAAACTTAATACGAAGACCTACACTCGAATGCCAGGACGACCGAAAGATCTTTATATTATCACAACTGCTCGTAAGCGAGATCAACTGGAATGGGAGGAGGAGCTTTTACCGTTCCTTCTCTATCCTGATGACGTTCGAGAAAAGTTATATGGTAATAAGGTTATCGTTGATAGTTGGAATAACGTTGTTAAGTACAAAGATGTTGAGAATGCGTTCTTTATATTTGATGAGCAGAGAGTTGTTGGTAGTGGTGCTTGGGTTAAAACTTTTTTAAAGATCTGTAAGAAGAACTCATGGGTATTGTTGTCAGCTACTCCTGGAGATACTTGGTCTGATTATATTCCAGTATTCGTTGCTAATGGGTTCTATAAGAATCGATCAGAGTTTCTAAAAAGACACGCGGTATATTCTCGCTTTACAAAGTTTCCAAAGATCGAGAAATACATTGAGACTAAGCGACTTGAGCTTCTGAAGAACTCTATATTAGTGCCAATCGAATTCAAGAGACATACCGAATCGATTAACATTAATCGAGAAGTTGTGTATGACATTGCGAAATATAAGGAAGTCGGAAAGGAACGTTGGGACCCATATAAAAATGAGCCAATAGTTAATGCCGGATCTTTATGTTATATTTGGCGTAAGGTCGTTAACTCAGATCAGTCAAGAGCTTCTGAGGTTTTAAGGATTTATAAGGATCATCCACGAGTAATCATATTTTACAACTTTGATTACGAATTGGAAATCCTTAAGAATCTAAACTATGGTAAAGATGTATCTGTAGCTGAGTGGAATGGCCACAAACACGAGAATATCCCTAACACAAAGAACTGGGTGTATTTGGTTCAGTATACAGCTGGTAATGAGGGTTGGAACTGTGTACTTACGGATACGATCATATTCTATTCGCAGAACTATTCCTATAAGGTAATGGTGCAAGCGGCTGGTAGAATTGACAGACGTAATACACCTTTTACTAAACTATATTACTACCACTTAAGAAGTAAAGCGCCTATAGATTTAGGCATTGGTAGAGCGTTACATGCGAAGAAGAAGTTTAATGAAAAGAATTTTGTGAAGTTTTAAAAAGTACGTGGAGGTACGAAAAAAAAAATGAACAGTGATTTATTAAAAAGAATTCATATTATCGGTTACGAATTAAATATGTACGGAACCCTTGAAGAACCCTTATTCTTAGCTGTTGAGGTAGCTAAACTAATCGATTATAGTGTTGGTAATACTGGCCAAATGTTAAATACGGTAGATCCTGATGAAAAGCAGACCCTTACAATGCAAAGGTCAGGTCAGAACCGTGATATGTGGTTCTTAACAGAATCCGGACTATATGAAGTGTTGATGCAATCCCGTAAACCTGTAGCCAGACGATTCAAACGAGCTGTTAAATCGGTTCTTAAGGGTCTGAGATTATCTGGTAAGGCTGATCTTGAGGATTGGATGAATCATCCAGACCCATATTTAGACGAATGGGAGAAAGAAAGTGAACGAAGAGATCGTAACGGTGAAGAAGAGATCACGTTTGATGATTTCTTGAGAAATAAGGGGTATACTGAGGATATGTTATGCCTGGAAAATTAGTACGCGAATTTAACATGGCATTATATGAAGAATAAATTTTAGGAGGATATTGTAATGGATGAAGTAAAAGAAGTTTTAGAGACAGGTGTTGAGGATTCAAACTTAACTGTTGAAATGCTGGAGACATTACTGGACGAAGCAGATCTTATAATTACAGATTGTAAGCATACTATCGCAGACTTAACAAAGAAAGTTGGCGTTAGTTTTACTACAGGAGTTATTTGTGGAGGTGCTATCGGAGCAGTAAGTGTTGTTGGTGGATATTTTACAGGTAAAAAGATTAAAGAATACTTGGTTAAAAAGAAACTTGAAAAACCAAAACAAGAAATCTAAAGAATTTGAAAATGAGAAGGAGTGCTAACAAGCGCTCTTTTCTTTTTTTTATGAAAGGATATTTACATGATAGATACATTTGATAATTATGATAACATCAAACCAATTAAAGACTCAGGTAACCGTACAAAGTTCCAAACAGGCGCGGTAAGAGACATGCATCAGGGAAAAGGACGTTGTGATTTATTGCCACCAAATGCATTATTGCGATTGGCTAGACACTTTGAAAGTGGTTCTCTAAAATATGGAGATCGTAATTGGGAATTAGGTATTCCTTGTCACAGTTTTGCAGACTCGGCCTTACGTCATTACTTACGATATATGGCAGGGGATACAGATGAGGATCATTTGATTGCTGCTATTTGGAATTTGATGTGTTTGGCCGAGACGGAGGAGTTGAGACCCGGTATGCAGGATATTCCTAGCAGATTAAAGGAGAAGGAAAATGAAAAGTGAAGATTATATTAGTTGGTCTGAATTCTTTATGGGGGTTGCTGAACTTGCAGCCAAACGGAGTAAAGACCCAAACACTAAAGTTGGTGCTTGTATCGTTAATGATCGTAATATCATATTGTCTACTGGTTATAACGGTATGCCAATTGGTTGTGATGACGATGACATGCCTTGGTGTAGAGAAGGAGCTTTTGACAAGTCTAAATATGCGTATGTTTGTCATGCAGAGCTTAACGCCATTCTTAATTGCGATGGTCGGTCTTTAGTAGGTTCGACATTATATGTTACTAATTTCCCATGTAACGAATGTGCTAAAGCTATTATTCAAGCCGGAATCAGAAAAGTAATATTCAAAGAAGATAAGTATCCAGATTCAGACGCTACACAAGTAGCTAAAATGTTATTCGTAACATGCGGTGTTTCTGTGTTGAGTTATTACGTATGCGATAAAGATGAATTTACATTTTTAGCTGGCGGTAAGAAATTCAAGATGTATGTAGATAAGGAGGATTAATTATGTTTAAGGTTGCGGGGGAATTGTATGAGGTTGGTGATATTGTGGTTGTGTGTTGGTCTAAATACGAATCTAATCATGAGGTTCGTGGAAGATTAGTTGGTGTTAAAACAGATCTTAATAAGCAACATCAACCAAGAGTTAAATTCATTATTAGTGGATGTTTAGCTGCAGATTGCGGTCATAAGAAACCGGAACGATTAAGTTTCGTCCTTACAGACGATCTATATATTCAAAAAGTTTAAAGGAGATGCGTAATGAAGAAGTTAATGATTTTATTAGGAGTTGTGTTGATGGTTGCTGGACTCAGTGGGTGTTCGAAAGTTGATGAAAATAAGTTAGACGTGACTAACATGACATCATCTGAATTGGTTGCGATATTTGTAGATGCCGGTTATCCGATTGGTGAGGTTGAGGATTATACTGCTGAGAGCGATCTTAACCATTTGTTGGGACGTCCTGGAGCATATACGAGTAAGACCACCTTTGCTGATAGCCGGTTAAAACAGATTACCTTATTTGAAGCGCCTCCGTTGGGTGGGACATTTGAGGTGTTTGATAACGAGGCAGATGCTCAAAACCGCATAAGTTATTTACATCAGATTGTTGGTACGTCTGGACCATTCTTTCAGTATGAGTATTCGTATAAAAACGTATATTTCAGAATTGAAGGTGCTCTAACACCACAACAAGCGCTTCAGTACGAACAAGCTTTCAATGATATTTGTGATGGTGATTTACCGCAGACTTATGTTGAGTGGAGTGAGTGAGTATGAATCTTATAGAAAATCACTATGAAGTAAGTGTTCAACTGATAAACAAATACTCTGGTCATATTGAAAAGCTTGATGTATTCGCTGAAAATATTGGAGAAGCTTTTTTAAAAGCTGAGAAGTATTGTAAGAATGATGTTGATAGTTTTCATAAAAGTATCATAATAAAAATCGAATTAATTGATCAAATAGGAGATATGTAATGTTTAAATTCAAAATTTTGGCTGTAGACTTTGATGGTACATTGTGTGAAAATCGTTTTCCAGATATTGGATTACCTAATACCGAGTTCATTAATTATTTGAAGGGCGAGAAACTTAAAGGTAACAAACTTATTCTCTGGACTTGTCGTACAGGATTGCGGTTAATCGAGGCTGTTGACTGGTGTAATCGTCATGATTTATTTTTCGATGCGGTTAACAAGAATGTCCCTGAGATTATTAACGCTTTTGGTGGTGATCAGAGAAAGATATATGCCGATGAGTATATAGACGATAAAGCATCTCAAAGATTCACATTACCATTCGTGAGGGATCTTGGTGAAGTGAGCGATGGTTATCATACGTTCAACGGTCTTTACGCTCAACGAAGAGTCTTATTTGCTACATTATGCAACTTATTCAAAGAATCTTCCTGGAAATCTCGAAGACATTCAGACGGGAAGTTATGTTTTGATGGAAAGTGGTTTATCGTAGGTATTGATACCCCTAAAGGATCTTATACCTATCATTACCAAATGGAATATTGGAACATGTTCAAATGTGCCGAGTTAGATCGTGGTAAGGAATGGGATGGTCATACCGAAAAAGATGTCGAACGATTATTATCATTGGAAGGACGTATTTGTAAGTGTAAAAACAAGAGTATTGAAATCGACCTTCCGGAGTATACTGAGTCTATATCTGATGGTTTAATTTATACTAAGAGTAGCGATCATGGAGGATGTAAATATGTATAAGGATTGCGCAATGGTTATCCACAACGAATTGGTTATTTCGTTTCCGACATCTGACAATAAATTTATTGTAGGAGATTTGGTAACTGTGGAGTTCTATAAAACCGATGAAGTTGTTTTACCGATAACTGGTCGGATATATAAAATATGTGAAGACTATAAAGTCATGATCGACTGTAGTACGCTTTACAAAGCTGATATTCAAGAATTTTATCTTGATAGTGTTAGTAAAATGGTAAGACTGAAGTATAATATTTAATAGTAGTTTTAGAAAGGAATTAAACAAATGATTAAAATTGAAGAGGTAGAAGTTGTTGGTTTGAGACATGCGATTCGAGGTATGCGTAATCCTATGAATAGTTGGGATAAGAGTGATAGCTGCTTTGAATATGGTTTAGATCTTGATGCCACTTTTGTCGTTGGTGAAAACGATCTAAAGACAATGCAAAACCTTTCAAACGGCGGCCCCGTGCATGGTAAGTTTAAACGTATGATCGTTGTGTATATGGATATCACGGCTCCACTATATTGGTGGAAAGAGTTTGACACATACAAAGTTGGTACGGTTGCTAATAGCTGCTCGACTATGCATAAGATTCATGCTAAAAGATTTTATTTACAGGATTTCAGTTCGGAACATCTTGATGCGGAAAATGAACATTTCATGTTGGATACAATTGTCATGTTAAACAGAGCTAGAGAAAAATATATTCACGGTGGCGATAAAAACGATTGGTGGCAGATGATTCAACTCTTACCATCGTCTTATAATCAGAAACGTACGGTCATGTTAAATTACGAGGTGCTTACTCCGATATATCGGGATCGTAAGAACCATAAGCTGGACGAGTGGCATGGACTTTGTGAAGTTATCGAGGGACTTCCACATAGCGAACTGATTACGGAAAGACCGAGTTATTTTTAGATGGTATTAGTTTTTACAGACGGTAACGCTCCTCAGCAAGTGGTTGAGATCCTTCAATCATTTGTTGGTGGAGCTTTATTCACAAATATATCTACGGCAATTAACCGTTTGGAAGAACTTGGTTTGGATGGTGGCGATATTCTACATTGTCGATTCGTTGAGGTTATTAATTAAAGAGAGGTAATTATTATGGAGATGCGTAAAAACAAAAGGGGACATACGAAAGTTAAATTTACTCGGGCTGAGCAGGACGCTATGAATCGTGAGATCGAGGATCAGCTTTTAGATTTTGTCGGTCGAAATCTTCTAGAGATTGAAGCAATGATGATGGTTCAGTTGCGAGAACAATTGGGATTTGGTAAGAAGAGATTAAAACAATTTTATACTGGCTTCAGTCCGACCATTTATGATTTCATGGTGCGAAGTCTCAAATATCGTGAAGGCGGTGCTGAAAAAAGTTGTGTTGAGAAACTTGACGATTATGGTTGTCCTTTAGAGGAGTGGGCTATTGAACGAGAGGAATTGCTTAATGAATAACGAGTTTAAAAAAGACAGAATTTTATTTAAAGAGAAAGATCCTAGAAAAAACGCTTCTGGTTGTAGTGATCTGACTGCATACAACGCTATTCAGAATATCGATGAGGAAGAAGAAGAGTTTAAAAAGTTGCTTCGGACTCTACGTTATATTTGTAATGTTGCAGTTTCGAGTTTGACGGACGGGTTTGTATTCGTAACAAAGAGAGTGGGAGGGTTTACAAATGATGCTAAAATATTTTGTTGACGTTGTATTGGTATGTGCTGGTATCGCAGTGATCGTATTTACTGGTTTGACTATTGTAACTGTGGTTCGTAACTTTATTAAGAGTTGGAGAAACCAATGAGTTTGTTGAGTGATATTTTCTCGTCCGTATTCTTTGTTTGTGGAACTATCATCATAGTAATCATTACCGGGTTATTTATTGGGATGGTTACTCAGACCCTTTTAGAATTCTATAGAAAGAGTAAAAAGAAATGATGGAAGCAGCTTGGACGGTGTTGTTTGGTGGTATAGGTATTTCTATGATTGGATTTGGCATTGTAGATTTGCTTGAGGATTATTCTGATGAAAAGAAAAGGAGGAATTCATAATGGGTAAAGTATTGTTACATACATTTTTGGTATTTGCTACTGGTGGTATCTGGGGCGTTGTTTTGATCGTTCGATATTTGTTGAAGTGAGGTAACTGATGTATAGTGTGGAAACTTGTGGTTGTTGTATACATGAAAAGAAGTGCGCCTACGAATCTCCTTGTGATGATTGTAATGTCTTGAGAAGTCGTTGTAATGAGAGTCATTTCGAGGAGGCTGAAAAGGATGATGACTAGAACAAAAGTATTGATTGGGATTGGTTGGTTGTTGTGAATAGATTCGAGTTAATGGGTTATTCTCATGAGGCGAGTATTATTCTTCAAGATTGCTATGAATCGACAAAGGCTCTTTGGGAATGTTTCGCAGATGCGTTTGAAAGCTTTTCATATACAATGATGAAACCAATAGAGGATGCTTTTTATGAACTGTTTGACAACTACTATATTGGGAAGGATGTGAAACATTTTGATGGTGTATACAACAGGCCGAAGATGAGAGAGTATTTTAAGATGCAGCCAAACGTCTGTAATCTTAACAATAAAATTAGGAAAGCGAGGAATTTACTATGACGACTAGAACAAAGATATTGGTGGGGATTGGTTGGTTGGTTTATGCTACTGGATTTTGTTTCGGACTCGGGATGTTATTTGGATTGTATGGAGCACTATGAGAGAGTGGCTGGAAGTTGATTTATCACCTGATAAGTCATTTACCATTCGTGTACATTTCGGACCATACGATGTTGATGTGATGACTAAATTTGCGTTCGTAAAGTCTTTAATATCGATGGAAGTATCTAATACGGAAGGTTTACAAATGTCGGTGGATAAGGTCGAATTATTGATAAAAGGGCGTGATTTGGAGCATGATTTGGAGTTTTGTGATATAATTGTTACAGGGACAATTTTGTGAAAAAGTAGTAAAAATGGTCAATTTTCTGCCCACTTTTAAAAATGCAAAAGTGGGCAGAGACAAAAATTGATGAAATTTGGAGTAAAAATTGATGAAAAAATCGAAAAAATTCGCGAAATGGCCAAAAAAAGTGGGCATTTGCCCACTTTTAAAATCAAAAGTGGCCACGAACTTTGGCTTATTAGAGCCGTTTGAAGGGCCTTGGTCAAAAACCCACTTTTCTTTTACACTAATGTGAGAGAAAAGTTAATAATATATATAAAGAATGGCAAACAAAAGTGGGTTTTTGGCCACGAGTGATTTTTGGCAATTTTTTGTACGAATCGGTCGTCAAATTTTGCAAAGTATTTTCTTTTTGAATTTTTGTCAGATTAATGGTGATTTTGTGGACTTTTACATACGCGAAAAATACAAAGCGTTATATGAAATAAAAGTACGTGGAGGTACGAATATGAAAAATTTAAAAGAAATCAAAAAGCAGTTTGTGAAGAAATATTTTTATGAGATGTCTTTTGACAGAATAATTGGCGCTGAATTAATATCGCTGGTAATAACTAAAGTGTACATACGTTCCAAATATTGGGAAGGCGTAAGCTATAGATATATTGGCGACGATGTTAAAGTATCGGTAAGAAACTCTGTTGTAGACATTGATGTAATGATTCAAGAGCTTACAAAAACTTTTGATAAGTTAAAGTTTGAAAAAGTGAACAATCAAATTTTTATATCAAAGAAGATGGAGTCGTAAAAGACTCTTTTCTTTTTAGTCTAAAATCAGCCACGCGAAAAAAACACGCCCTTTTATAGAGGGAGGATAGAATGTGAACTTTTTTAGAAGTTACTAGTATCACTCTCTAAACTTTTTAAACTTTATGTGGAGGATTTATCTATGCGAGGTAATAAAGTGTTGGAGAAAAACTTTCAATCAAAACTCATCAAAGAGTTAAAACAAATGTTTGAAGGTTGTATTGTAACAAAATTAGATTCAGGTCATATTCAAGGAATACCCGATCTCTTGATTTTGTACAAAAATAAATGGGCGACTTTGGAATGTAAGAAATCGAAAGGTGCTAAAAGACAACCGAACCAAAAATATTACGTTGACATCATGGATAAGATGTCCTTCTCTAGATTCATCGATCCAAACAATAAAGAGGAGGTGCTCCATGATCTTCAACAAGCATTTCAATCTTGAGGGTAGTCACGCTTTTCTTGGAGCGAGTAAATATCACTGGATAAATTATGACGAAAATAAAGTTGCAGATTCATATTTAAGATTCTTGGCAAGTCGAAAAGGAACTGAGCTTCATGACTTTGCGGCTCGATGTATTTCTTTGAAACAGAAGTTACCAAAATCCAAGAAGACTTTAAATGCTTATGTAAATGACGCTATAGGTTTTCATATGATTCCAGAACAAACCTTATATTTCTCAGACAATTGTTTCGGAACAGCTGACGCTATAACCTTTGCTAATAATACTTTGAGAATTCATGATCTGAAAACCGGAGTTATTCCAGGACATATGGAACAGCTTGAAGTTTATACCGCGTTATTCTGTTTGGAGTATGTGATCGATCCAAAAGATATTAATATCGAATTACGTATTTACCAGAATGATGATATTCTGATTCATAATCCTGATGAGGATGATATTCGTTATGTGATTGATAAAATGGTTACGTTTGATAAAATCATTACCAAAATAAAGATTGAGGAGGGTATGGCTTAATGTATTATTTCGATGATGAGTTAGAACATGTTGGAACTAAGAAACATTCAGGCCGATATCCTTGGGGGTCTGGTAAGAATCCATATCAACATAGTGGAGACTTTCTTAGTCGAGTTGAAGAACTTTCTAAGAATGGTATTTCTCAAAAAGATTTAGCTGATATTTTAGGTATGTCGACAACCGATTTAAGAATGCAGTTGAGAGTTGCCAATCATGAGCGACGCGAATTACAAAGAGATCGAGCTAAATCTTTGAGAGCTGACGGTAAGAGTTTACAAGAGATATCTCAGATTATGGGTTTTAAAAATGACTCATCTGTAAGATCTTTATTGAACGATAATACCGCAGCTAATAAGAATAAAGCTAAAGTAACTGCTGAGATTCTCAAGAAAGAACTCGAGAAGAAGGGTGACATGCTTGAAGTTGGTGCAGGTGTTGAAAGAGTTCTTGGTGTATCTAAATTAACTCTTAAAGAAGCGTTATTTACCCTCGAGACGGAAGGTTATAATGTTTATAAAGTTGGAATACCAGATATGTCTAAACCTGGTAGGCAGTCCAACACAGCTATATTAGCTAAGAGTCATGTTCCGTATGCCGATGCTTATGCGAAGATGGAAACCGTTCAGTCTGTTGGTGACTATCATTCCAAAGATGGTGGTGACACCTTTAGTCAAAAGAAATATCCAGCTAGTGTTGATTCTAAAAGAATTCATGTTAGATATGGAGATCAAGGTGGCGCTGCTAAAGATGGAACTATTGAGTTAAGGCGAGGTGTTAAAGATTTAGATCTTGGAACATCTAGTTATGCTCAGGTTCGTATATTAGTTGACGGCACTCATTACCTTAAGGGTATGGCTTTATATTCCGATGATATGCCGGATGGCGTTGATATCGTATTTAACACAAATAAGAAGTCTGGAACGCCTAAGCTAGATACTTTGAAAGAAGTTAAATCTGATAAGTCGAACCCTTTTGGAGCGTATATTAAGGCTCAAGGTCAGAGTACCTATATTGACAAAGATGGTAAAGAAAAACTTTCAGCTATCAACAAGTTGAAAGAAGAAGGTGACTGGGATAAGATGTCTGAAAACTTATCTTCTCAGTTCTTATCTAAACAACCAATGCAGCTAATCAATAAACAGTTGAATCTAACATATGCCGATGCTCGAGCATATTTAGATGAGTTGAACTCTTTAACCAATCCGACTATTAAGAAAAAACTCTTATTAGATTTTGCTGGTAACTGTGAAAGTAAAGCTGTTCATCTTAAAGCGGCTGCACTACCAAGACAGAAAACTCAGGTTATATTACCCTTGACCGGTATATCTGATAAGGAAATCTACGCGCCAAACTTTAAAGATGGTGAAAAGGTATCTCTTGTTCGATATCCTCATGGTGGTATATTTGAGATCCCGCAATTAACAGTTAACAATAAGAATGCTCAAGGCAGAAGAGTTCTTGGAACCAACGTTAAAGACGCTGTTGGTATACACCCAAACGTTGCTGAAAGATTATCTGGAGCCGACTTCGATGGCGATCAAGTAATTGTTATTCCAGAATCATCAAAGGTTCATGTTAAATCTAAAGCTCGATTATCTGGGCTTATAGACTTTGATGGAAAGACAGCATTCCCACCCAAGACTGAAGACACTTTATATGTGAAGAAAGGTCCTGATGATAAGACTCCACTGTACAACGGTAAGAAAATTTTATCTAAAGTCATGACTAAAGAGAACACTCAAAGAGAAATGGGTATCGTATCAAATCTTATTACTGATATGACTTTAAGGGGCGCTTCTGATGAGAAGTTAACGAGAGCTATCAAGCATAGTATGGTCGTTATTGATGCTGAGAAACATAAATTGGATTATAAAGAATCCGAAAAGGTTAATCGTATCAAAGAACTTAAGAAAGAATATCAGTTACAGTATGACGAAAATGGTAAGGAAAAATATGGTGCGTCTACGTTACTCTCTCGTAGAAAGCAAACCGTTGACGTTGATGAGCGTAAAGGTAGCGGCGTTATTGATCCAGATACAGGTGTTGTGACATATAAGACTTCTGGTAGAGAATATAAAGAAATTGTTAAAGATAAAGCTACAGGTAAAAGCGTCGAGACTGGAAATATGATCAAAGCTAAGTCTAAAGTTAAATTGGTATTAGCAGTTGATGATGTTAAGTCTTTATCTTCTGGAACTTTAGAAGAAGATGCATATGCTGACTATGCAAATAAGATGAAAGCTTTAGCGAATGAAGCTAGGAAATTATATAAGTCTACAGGTAACTTAACATATTCTAAAGAAGCCCGTATAAAATATGACAATGAAGTTCAAGCGTTAAATGCTAGACTTAATATCGCTGCAATGAATGCTCCCAAAGAAAGACAGGCTAGGATAATTGCTAATGGAGTCCTTAAAGCTAAGAAGCAGGAATATCCTGAGCTGGTCAAAGATAAGAAAGAATCTAAGAAGATATATCAGCAGGCTATGGAGGATGCACGAGCAGCTGTCGGATTGAATAGCAAGGCAGATAAGATAGTCTTCTCAGATAAAGAATGGGAAGCCATACAAGCTGGCGCTATCACTGATAATAAGTTAGCTCAGTTACTACGTTATGCTGATGAGGATAAGTTTAAGGAGAGAGCACTACCCAGAGCTACCACTGAACTATCCCCCGCTTCTATTAGTCGTATCAAAGCTATGCAACAAAGTGGTTACACTAATGAACAGATAGCTTCACGATTAGGTAAGTCTGTATCGACAGTGTTTAAGTATCTTAATCAATGAAAGGAGTAAGACTATGAAACGATGTGCATTAACAACTACTGATAATCCTTATGATCCATTTGAACAATTCGATTCTTGGTATATGTTTGATCTAACTAAAGGTTATAACTCTTGCTCCTATCTTGCAAGGATTGCTCGAACTGCTGATCAACTATCTGATGAAGAGAATGCTTTGGAGATTGAGAGAGCGATCGATGAAATCATTGAGTTAGACTTTATGGATCGCTATAGAAAAGTTTGTATTGATGAAACGAAAGCTTCATAACTGTTTGTTCGAATCAATCAACTAAGTTTTAAAAACTTTTTTTATAAATCATAGGGGTGTTTATTATTTAAAAGTTCTAAAAGTCATGTTTATTAAGTCGTTCAATCTTTTTAGTGTCATGTTAATATTGCATGAACGACTAGACATAAGGGGGGTCTCTGCAAAAACAGCACCCCCTATGCATCGCTCTCGTCCTCAAAAATTCCCCGGGGGTGATTTTTAGTCAATGTAAACCAATTACTTACTGTCTGAAAAGTTCCGTGAGAGCCATTACGTATCTCCACGACACGTCGCTTCATTAATCGCCTCCTATTGATTAATAAATTTTACCATCCATCCGTCACAGCCTCGCAACCTGTTAAGACTGAACTAAAAGTCTCACGGAACTTTTCAGACAGTAAGTAAAACCACACCAAATCTACTAGAAAGGAGGCTAGAAGTGAAAAAGAGTAAATCGAAAGACAACACAAAAGGGTCGACCAGAACTATGAGACCCGCCGCAACACCAGAAGCAAGAGAGAATCAGTTAGTATCCTTGGCAGTTGAACTTGCAGAGAAGCAATTACTCGATGGAACAGCCTCCTCTCAAGTCATCACCCACTATCTGAAACTTGGATCAACAAAAGAGAAACTCGATTACGAATTCAAGAGGAAACAGATGGAGCTTATCGAAGCCAAAACAGAATCACTGCAATCTGCCCAGAGAGTTGAAGAGCTTTACAAGAATGCCCTTGATGCGATGAAAAGTTACAGCGGTGGTATTTCTGGAGCGAACGATTACGATGAATAAGTGTTATTCGGAACTTACACAGTTTGAAACGCTTGTAGAACGTTACCGATATTTAAAACTTGGCGGAGAACTTGGAGCGTCTACTTTTGGTTTCGATCGATATTTAAACCAGCAGTTTTATAAACTTAAAGAATGGAAAATCGCCAGAACACGAGTTATTGTAAGAGATAATGGTTGCGATCTAGGTATTCCTGGTTTGGAAATTGTTGGGATGGTTATTGTACACCATATAAACCCAATAACGATCGACGATGTCAAAAATCGAAACCCAATCTTATTCGATCCTGAGTTTCTAATATCCACACAATTAAATACTCACAACGCTATTCATTACGGGGACGAATCGCTATTGATATCTGAAACCCCGTTAGAAAGGAGTCCGAATGATACAAAATTATGGTAACAAATCATTGCTTCACTACGGCGTTAAGGGTATGAAATGGGGTGTTAGAAATGTAGACACTAGAATTAGTAAAAACACATCACTATATCGGGTTAGTCCTGTTGTGGAAAATAAAACAAAAATTCACCGAACATACTTAGCTTATACTGAAAAAGATATTAATTTTTATAAAGAACACATAACAAAATTTCGAAGAGTCGATGATTCCCAACCCATGTTTTTGGTCGAATATAAGAATTTAAAAGCTATAAAACATCCATCGTCTAAAAAACAAGCCGACGAATTTTATGAGTTTTATAAAGATCATAAGGTTTTGATCGGTAAAGAAATTGCAGATGAGATGGTCACCCGATTAGGTTACACCGAACCTTCTGGCGTTAGAACTATGTTTCACGATTTTTATTCACAACAATATTCTAATTTAAAAGATAAAGAAATTAGAACAAAAGGTTATGAGATGTTTATGCAGACTTATAGCAACACACCAGTGGCCGATCTATTCCAAGAACAATTGAAACGAAAAGGGTATAACGCGTTATTGGATGATAACGATGTTAAGAATAACGATTTAGACGTTTTTAAACCTGAAAAACCAATAATAGTTTTCGATCCTCCAGAGAATTTAAAAATCGTTGATAATAAAAAAATATCTGAGCAAGAACTTCAAACCGCTTTATTGGAGAATGAAAAACGTAGAAAGGAGTCCGAATGATACAAAATTATGGTAAATTGGTAGGTTGTAATTATGGATAGTATCTTAAACAGTATTAAAAAACTTCTTGGTATAACTGCTGATTATACTCAATTCGATACGGATATTACGATCCATATCAACACGATAATCTCAATCCTATCACAAATAGGTGTTGGTCCAACTACTGGTTTTGTTATTACCAGTGCTACAGATAAATGGAGCGATTGGTTAACCACTTCTACCGATCTCGAGTCCGTAAAAACCTACATCTATCTCCGAGTTCGGTTGTTGTTTGATCCACCAACAAATTCAGCAGTGACAAAATCATATGAACAAATAATCAGAGAGTTGGAATGTAGATTACTCACAACTACAGATCCACCATTAGTCGAGGAGGTAATTGAACAGTGACACAAAATGAATTAACCCATTATGGGAAACTCGGAATGCGTTGGGGTGTTCGAAAATCGCCAACCGTTGATGATTTAAAAACCGGAAATAAGTTGGTTAAAGAAACCGGAGGTCTTGTAAGAGGTGGTAGAGAAATTAATACGGCTGTGAAAAAACACAGAGAACAGCGTATTAAAAATACTCCTCAAAGGAAACCGAGAGGGCTTTCTCAGATGACCGATAAAGAGTTGCAAGCGAAAGTTCAGAGACTTAATATGGAACGACAATATGCAGACTTAACTCGCCAACCGCAACAAAGACTGAAAGGGCAAGAAGCTCTTGAAACTACTTTAAATGTTGCAGGAGGAGTTGTTACTGCAGTTGGTTCGGCTCTAAGTATTGCACTTATGATGAAACAATTATCTGGTAACTAACATGTGGCAGTATAATCATACAAATCAATTAACCCACTATGGTGTGAAGGGAATGCGGTGGGGTCATCGTAAAAAAGTCGACTTAACAAATGTCAGAAACACCGCTGAAAAAACCATATATGCAATTGGCGCAAATTTGAACCCTCGAGAAGCCAAATACAAACTGCGTAAGGTTACAAATAGAACCAACGATAACGTGAAAAGTTTAGCTGATTTAACATTAACTTCTACTCATGTGAGTGGTAAACTGCCGAAAAACGAAAAGGCTTTAAAAGCCATAGAGAGTGTTGGTATACAAAAACATAAAGATGCTAAGTATTCAAATTTAGATCATAACGATTTAAAAAATCTAAAGGTCTATACGGACTCTGCTCGATATTCAAGAAACGTTAATAGTTTTTTAGCTATTGGGACTCCAAAAGAATACGCAGCTGAAGCGGCAAAACTTAAGAAGACTCTTCAAAAGAATACGGTAAGTGATACTACCGTGTACCGAAGTTGTAATTTAAAGTTTTCAACCAACGGTCTTGCTAAAAAACTCGATACAATGAGCGAGAAAGAACTTGGTGATATGTTTTCCGGAATGTCTAAGAATTTCTCAGGAAAATCTTTAAATGAAAACCGGGTATTCTCAACAAGCACATCGCCATTGTTCGCGATTGATACTTGGAGGAAGGTTAACCCAACGGCGGCTAAAACTTATAATACCTACATGATTATCAATACTAAAAACTGTCCTGGTTTATTAGCTGACGGGACTACGAGTGATGGTAAAAAACTCGTAAATACTAGAAGTAATCAAGAGGCTATACTAGCTCCAAATAAGTTAACTTATAAGAAGATGGAGTATGACGCCGAGCGCGGAATGTTCGCGGTTACGGTGGAAGCTACTTAAAAAATATAGGAGAAATCAAAATGGATAAAGATTACGAAAATTTTGTAGGTCGAATGGGGAGTTTTGAAGATGAAATAGATCTTGATGAATTGGAATCTGTTCCAGATTTAGAACATTCTGGAAAAATAGTAGTTGACGAACTTTTACATTCTATGGGTGAAACAAAAGTTTTATAAAAAGGAGTAAAACATGGCGTTATCTAACACCGCAGTTCCAAAATACTACGGCTTGTTTAGAGAGGCTGTAGTGCGAGGAGAAATACCGGTGTGCAAAGAAATCTCTATGGAGATGAACCGCATCGATGAACTTATCGCAAATCCTGGAGTTTTCTACGACGATCTCGCTGTAGAAGGTTGGATAGAATACTGTGAGAACGAATTAACACTTACTGATGGTACTGATTTAAACTTATTAGAGTCGTTTAAGATTTGGGGAGAGCAAGTTTTCGGCTGGTATTACTATGTTGAGCGAAGTGTCTATGAACCTTATGAAAACGACCGAGGAGGAAGATATGTAAAACGAGCAGTCAAGAAAAGGCTAATCAACAAACAATACTTAATCGTTGGTCGTGGTGCAGCAAAGTCTTTATATGACTCCTGCATTCAATCATTCTTCGAAAACGTCGATGTAACAACCACACATCAAATTACGACAGCCCCTACAATGAAGCAAGCTGAAGAGGTCATGTCTCCAATCCGTACAGCTATCACTAGAGCCAGAGGTCCGCTGTTTAAGTTCTTAACAGAAGGATCATTACAGAACACTACTGGGTCTCGGGCTAATAGACAAAAACTCGTATCCACTAAAAAGGGTATCGAGAACTTTCTGACCGGATCGCTACTCGAAGTACGCCCAATGTCAATCATAAAACTCCAAGGTTTGCGTGTTAAGATCGCTACTGTGGATGAATGGTTGTCTGGTGACATTAGAGAAGACGTAATTGGAGCAATTGAACAGGGTGCGTCCAAAGTTGACGACTATCTGATCATCGCAACCAGTTCGGAAGGTACTGTCCGTAACGGATCTGGTGATACAATCAAAATGGAGTTACAAGACATATTAAAAGGTGATTATGTAAACCCGCATGTTTCGATCTGGTGGTATAAACTCGACACTGTCGAAGAAGTTTCTAATCCTGACATGTGGATGAAAGCAAACCCCAACATCGGTAAGACCGTTTCTTATGAAACCTATCAACTTGATGTTGAAAGAGCTGAAAACGCTCCAGCAGCTAGGAATGATATCCTGGCTAAACGTTTTGGAATCCCAATGGAGGGTTATACGTATTACTTCACTTACGAAGAAACTCTAACCCATCGAAAACGAGATTTTTGGCAAATGCCATGTGCTTTAGGAGCTGACCTTTCTCAAGGTGATGACTTCTGTGCTTTTACATTTATGTTCCCACTGGTTAATGGTTGTTTCGGAATTAAAACTCGAAATTATATTTCATCCTTAACTCTTATGAAACTGCCAGCGGCTATGCGATTCAAGTACGATCAATTCATGAACGAGGGAAGTCTTATTGTTCTTGAGGGTACGGTTCTTGACATGATGGAAGTATATGAAGATCTAGATGCTCATATTATTTCTATGGGCTACGACGTCCGATGTTTCGGTTTCGACCCATATAACGCAAAAGAGTTTGTAACTCGCTGGGAATTAGAGAACGGACCGTTCGGTTTGGAGAAAGTTATCCAAGGGGTTAAATCGGAGTCTGTACCACTCGGAGAACTCAAGAAACTTTCAGAAGAACGAATGTTAATCTTCGACGAAGAACTAATGACTTTCGCTATGGGTAACTGTATAACTCTCGAAGACACGAATGGTAACCGTAAACTTTACAAGAAAAGACAAGAACAAAAAATCGACGCTGTTGCGGCTATGATGGATGCTTATATAGCATACAAAGCTAATAAAGACGCGTTTGAATAGAAAGGATTTAATATGTGGCAATATAATCATTTACACCCGAATGATGAACTTATTCATTATGGTAAAAAGGGAATGAAATGGGGGCATCGGACAGGTTCGAAACCCGCAATCGTTAGTAATGTTGTTCGTGGACGACTTATAGGTAAATACGGGAATACGAAATACAACCAGGCAAGAGCTCAAAAGAAAGGTCGAGTAAAATCGGCAGCAATCGGCGTTGGTAATCAGATAGCAGATAATTTTACACTTGGGTATAGACAAGTAAAAGACGCTAAAAAAATAACTGGCGATAAATCAAAAACAAAGGTTGGAAGCACTATTGCTAAGAATTTAATACTTGGCGGCTACGGCACAACCAAGTACAATCAACTCCGTAAAGATAAGCAACCGATTGGAGAATCAGTTATCAAAGCTTTTGGTGCTACCATTGCAAACGATTTAACCCTTGGGTATGTTCAAGCATACGATTCTCAACAAAAAGGTAAATTCTTAAGATAGTAAACCGAGAAAGGTAAAAATTCAAAATGGAGAATACTATAGGTTCTAGATAAAACACGCTTGGAATGCGTTTACAAACAAAGATCCAACTCCGTACTATAGTTCCTATAGTGGAGGAAGTTCTAGTTACCGACCAGACCGACCTAGATTCGGAATGGGTAATGAACGATCTATCGTGACATCTGTATACAACCGCATTGCTATGGATGCTGCTTCTGTATCGATCAGACACATCCGTATGGATGAGAATCGCCAGTTCATTGAGACTATCAACTCTGGTTTAAACTCCTGCTTTAATCTAGAGGCAAATATCGATCAAACCGGTAGACTCTTTGTACAGGATGCAGTGATGTCGATGCTTGATGAAGGTTGTGTGGCTTTAGTGCCAGTTGATACATCGTTAGATCCGAAGGTAAGTAACTCTTATGATATTCTGTCGATAAGAACTGCTAAGATCTTACAATGGCAACCTGCGCATATTCAGATTCGTATTTACAATGACAAAACCGGTCAGAAAGAAGATATTTACGTTCCGAAAAGTATGGTTGCTATTATCGAAAATCCTTTGTATGCTGTAATTAACGAACCGAACTCAACGATGCAGCGATTGATTCGAAAACTAAATTTACTCGATTCTATCGATGACCAGAGCGGTCGTGGTAAATTGGATTTAATCATGCAACTTCCTTACGTTATTAAAACTGAGGCGAGAAAGCAACAAGCTGAAAAAAGAATGAAGGACATTGAAGACCAGTTATCCGGGTCGACATATGGTATTGCATATACCGACGGAACTGAGAAAATCGTTCAACTTAACAGACCGATCGGCAATAATCTAATGGGTCAGATTGAATATTTAACGAGTATGCTATACAGCCAGTTAGGTATCACACAGAGCATATTAGATGGAACTGCTGATGAGAAGACCATGTTGAACTATCACAACCGTACGATAGAGCCTATCATATCGTCAATCACCGATGAGATGAAGCGAAAATTCTTGACGAAGACCGCAAGATCGCAAAATCAATCGATAACATTCTTTAGAGATCCATTTAAACTCGTTCCGGTAAATGATCTGGCAGAAATTGCAGATAAGTTTACTAGAAACGAGATCTTAACATCCAATGAGGTTCGTCAGATCATCGGTATGAAACCTTCAACCGATCCAAAAGCTGATGAATTAAGAAACAAAAACATTACACAACCGATGGAACAAGGTTCTGTCGATCCTGTACAGGAAGGATATTGACGTATGAAACAAAAATACGATTTTAGTGGTTGGGCTACCAGAAACGGGCTTAAATGTTCAGATGGTAGAACTATCATGAAAGACGCCTTTCAACATAATGATGGGCAAACGGTTCCATTAGTATGGAATCATCAACATAATGATCATATGAACATTCTAGGTCATGCCTTGTTGGAAAATCGAAAAGAAGGTGTCTATGCATATTGCACTTTCAACGATACCGACTCTGGAAAGAATGCTAAACTACTTGTGGAACACGGAGACGTTTCTGCACTATCCATATATGCCAATCAATTGAAACAGCAAGGTGGAAATGTCCTTCACGGGGCTATAAAAGAAGTAAGTTTGGTTTTAGCAGGAGCTAATCCTGGAGCATTCATCGATTCAATCATCAGACATGGTGAAGAATCGGAAGAAGAAGCTGTCATCTATACTGGTGAGAGTTTAAGTATGTACCATGCCGAAGAGACTTTAAACCACAAGGAGGAAGAAATCAAAATGGCAGACGAAACAAAAGCACCAGTAGGTGAATCGGAAGAAACCGTACAAGACGTATTCAACACGCTTAATGAAAAGCAGAAAACCGTTGTATACGCATTAATTGGTCAGGCGTTAGAAGAAGTCCAAGCAAGCGGCGACATGCAGCAATCGGAAATTGATGAAATTAGAGGAGACTTAGAATTTATGAAACACAACTTGTTTGAAAATGAAGAAATGCCAGGAGTTGGAGTATTAACTCATGCTGAAATGGAGGCCGTGATCTCCGATGCTAAACGTTATGGAAGCTTGAAAGAAGCTGTATTAGCGCATGGTATTACCGACATTGACTTCTTGTTCCCGGATGCTAAAACCATCGACGGTGTTCCAAGCTTTATCCAACGCGATATGGGCTGGGTCAACACTGTAATGAATAAAACTCACCACACACCATTCTCTCGAATCAAATCAATCTTTGCAAACATCACCGAAGACGATGCTCGAGCTAAAGGTTACATCACAGGCTCTTTGAAGAAAGAGGAAGTATTCAGTTTGTTGAAACGAACAACTACACCAACAACTATCTACAAGAAACAGAAACTTGATCGTGATGACGTCATCGACATCACTGATTTCGATGTTGTAGCCTGGTTAAAAGGTGAAATGCGAATGATGCTTGATGAAGAAATCGCAAGAGCCGTATTGGTTGGTGACGGTCGTCTGAATTCTTCAGATGATAAGATCAAGGAAGACAACATTCGACCGGTTTGGACCGATGCGGATTTATACACTGTGAAACAAGCCGTTTCCGTCGCTTCAAATGCTACTGCAGATGAAACCGCAAAAGCTTTTATTCGAGCTGCGATCAAATCTCGTAAACTTTACAAAGGTTCTGGAAACCCAACTCTGTACACCACTGAAGACGTACTTACCGATTGCTTGTTGATGGAAGATACAACCGGCCGTGTAATCTATGACACTGTTGATAAACTGGCCACCGCACTTCGTGTAAGCTCGATCGTTACTGTTCCAGTAATGGAAAACCTAACTCGAGTTGACGCTGATACCAAAACCAGAACCTTGATGGGTATTATCGTAAATCTTGCAGATTATAATATCGGCGCCGATAAAGGAGGGGCTGTAAACATGTTCGATGATTTCGACATCGATTACAATGCTCAGAAATACCTAATCGAAACCAGATGCTCTGGAGCATTAGTTACTCCTTACAGTGCAATTGCTCTGGAAAAATTAGTAACCGCTTAATCTGACCTCCGTGATGGCGGTTCTGACTTCTTGTTGGTGCCGCCTAATAATTACTTAGAAAGGAATTCAAAATGGCAAAGTTTTATGGATCGATAGGTTATGCTATCCCAGAAGAATCAGCCCCTGGTGTTTGGGAAGATCGAATAGTAGAACATTCTTACTATGGTGATGTAATCCGTAACAAGAGAAAGCTACAATCCTCGAGTCAACTGAATGATAATATCGTAGTGTCAAATGAGATCAGTATTCTATCAGACCCATTCGCCAATGAGAATTTTCATTACATGAGATATGTTACATATATGGGTGCTAAATGGAAAGTGTCAGATGTTGAGGTAATTTATCCTAGACTTATTCTAACTTTAGGAGAGGTTTATAATGGGTAGTAGAATTGAACTCCAAACATTATTAGAAAATCTTGCTGGTACGAAAAATGTTTATTTCCAACCGCCAGCAGGACTTTCCATGAAGTATCCCGCAATTGTTTATGAGCGAAGTAAACTTTCGAATAAGTTTGCTAACGATCTTGTGTATTCACAAAAACAAAGTTATAGCGTCACGGTTATAGATTCGAATCCGGATAGTACATTGGTTAGTAAGGTATCTAAACTACCACGTTGCCAACCGGATAGATCTTTTAAGAATGATAATCTTAACCATGATGTTTTCATACTATACTTTTGAAAGGAGATAACTTCTCATGCCCGAAGAAATAACTGTGGAAACTAAAGATGTCCAACCAACGAAAAACGACATCAAACAAATTAAAGCTATTCAAACCGCTTTAGTCGATAAAGGCTTTGAGTGCCAAGTTGACGGAGTTTTAGGCCCTGCAACAACTACCGCTATTAAAAGATTTCAGTCAGTCAATAGAAGTCGATTAAAAGTTGACGGTATTGCTGGCGATAAAACGTTAGCTTTGCTACTCGATAAATAATAATTTTTAACTCAAAGGAGAACATAATATGCCAGCACTTACTTGGGATGATACAGGTGATCGTCTATATGAAACCGGCGTCAAGAAAGGCGTCTTATATCCACAAGCAGCTTTAGGTACTTACCCATTAGGGGTGGCTTGGAACGGTTTAGCCGCTGTTACCGAAAGCCCTTCTGGAGCAGAACCGACACCTATTTATGCAGATGATATTAAGTATCTATCTTTAATGTCTGCCGAAGAATTCGGAGCAACAATCGAAGCTTACACCTATCCAGATGAATTCGCAGCTTGCGATGGATCAGTCGCGTTAACGGAAGGCGTTGTTATTGGGCAACAATCAAGACAATCTTTCGGTATGTGTTATCGAACAACTCTTGGTAATGATGTTGTTGGGGAAGCTTATGGTTATAAACTACATCTGATCTATGGAGCTATGGCTGCACCATCAGAAAAAGCTTATTCATCCATTAACGACTCGCCTGAAGCAATGACCATGTCTTGGGAAATTACAACCACCCCGGTTGCCGTTACAGGTCATAAACCAACCGCATCAATTACCATCGATTCTACCAAAGTTGACGCCACTAAGTTAGAAGCTTTGGAAAAGATTTTATATGGTGACACCGTAGCAGCAAGACTCCCATTACCAGACGAAGTCAAAACCTTAATGGCTATCGTATAGTCATGGTTCTAGAGGGGGTTTTAACCTCCTCTATTTTTTAAAAACTAACATAATAAAAGGAGATATGTAATGTTAAAAAAAGCTATTAGATACATAGATTATAATGATGTCGAAAGAACCGAAGAGTTCTACTTTAATTTATCAAAAGCTGAATTGGCGGAGATGGAGTTATCAACAAAGGGTGGCTATGCCGAAATGCTGAAGCGGATTGTTGAAGCTGAAGATGCTCCGACAGTTATTGCTGAATTTAAAGATTTAATCTTAAAATCTTACGGTAAGAAATCTGATGACGGTAAACGATTCATCAAATCTAAAGAATTATCGGAAGAGTTCTCACAAACGGAAGCTTATTCAGAATTATTTATGGAGCTCGCAGTCGATGCAGATGCTGCTTCAGCATTCGTAAACGGCGTAATCCCAGCTCAGCTCCAACCCGCGGAATCGGAATCGAAATAAAAATGTAAAGGAGAACTAGAGAATGTTACAAATAACTATTCCCGCTACTGAAATGTGGGACGAACTTAACCAAGAATTTACTTCAACAAAAGCACAAACAATACAACTGGAGCATTCTCTAGTATCCATTTCAAAATGGGAAGCAAAATGGCAAAAACCATTCCTAACAAAAGAACCAAAAACATCAGAAGAGATTTTGGACTACATAAAATGTATGACTCTGACTCAAAACGTTAACCCCTCAACATATGAACGATTATCATTCAAGAATGTTACCGATATTAACGACTACGTAGAATCGGCAAGGACCGCTACGTCCATTAACGAACAAAAGAAAACTCACACCGGTAACGGGGAACAGATAACTTCAGAATTAATTTATTACCGGATGGTGGCTTTAAATATCCCGTTCGAATGTCAGAAGTGGCATTTAAATAGATTACTCACACTTATCAGGATATGTAACATAAAGAATCAACCTCCTGAAAAGAGAAACAAGCGAGAAATAATGAGTAGAAACGCTGCTTTAAACGCTGCCAGAAGAAAACAATTAAACAGTAAGGGGTGACGACATGATCACTTTTAAACAGACAGGAGATTTTTCCAAGACTAAAAAATCTATGACTAAAATGAAAGAAGCGACCAGAAAAGGTATACTGGATAAATACGGACAGGCTGGAGTTTCAGCTTTAGCCGGGGCGACTCCGTTGGAGAGTGGTAGAACAGCTTCATCTTGGACCTATGAGATCGAAAGTAATTCATCTGGCGCTAAAATATCCTTCTCGAACACCAATGTTAATCAAGGTGTAAACATTGCAATTATTTTACAATACGGTCATGGTACAGGGACTGGTGGTTGGGTCGAAGGTCAAGATTATATTAATCCAGCCATAAGACCAGTGTTCGACAACATCGTTGATGCTGTTTGGAAGGAGGTAACTAGCGCATGAGTAACACGATAGATCAAAAAGTTGTAGAAATGCGGTTCGACAATGCTCAGTTTGAAAAAAATGTAAACAATAGTATGTCGACTATCGATAAATTAAAACAGGCTCTAAACTTCAAAGGCACTTCAGATGGCCTCAGTAACTTATCAGCTAATATAAAAGGTTTTACAATGACCGCGATGTCCACTGCAGCTGAGCAGGTTGGAATGAGGTTTTCAGCATTAGAAGTAATGGGTGTAACGGCCCTAGCCAATATTACAAATGCTGCAGTCAACGCTGGTAAAAACATTATATCAGCGTTGACCATTGAGCCCGTACTATCGGGTTTCCATGAATACGAAACTAAGATGGATTCCATACAAACAATTATGACAAACACAGCCAGTAAAGGCACGACGATGAATGATGTCATAAAAGTTATCGACGACTTAAATCTTTATGCTGATAAGACCATTTATAATTTTGCTGAGATGACTCGAAATATCGGAACCTTTACCGCAGCTGGAGTTGGTCTAGAACCTGCCGCCGCAGCTATTAAAGGTATTGCCAATCTTGCAGCAGCATCTGGATCTAATTCAATGCAAGCATCGACAGCCATGTATCAGCTATCTCAAGCATTGGCAACCGGTACTGTAAAACTCATGGACTGGAATTCTGTAGTTAATGCTGGTATGGGTGGTGAGTTATTTCAAAATGCCTTGAAGGATACAGCTAGAACTCATGGTGTGGCGGTAGATGCCATAATTGCAAAGCAAGGTTCTTTTAGAGATTCATTACAAGAAGGCTGGTTAACGGCGGATATCCTAAATGAGACTCTTAACAACTTCACTAAAGACGGAGCAGCTAATTACGCTAAGAGTATGGTTGAATCCGGTAAGTGGACTCAAGCTCAAGCCGACGCATTGATGAACCAAGCAGCTATGATGGAAGATGCTGCGACTAAAGTAAAGACGTATACTCAATTATGGAGCACTTTGAAAGAAGCTGCCCAATCAGGTTGGGGTAAAACCTGGGAGATAATCATTGGCGATTTCGGTGAAGCTAAAGAACTATTCACCTCAATATCCGATGTTATTGGAGGTATGATAAATCGATCTTCGGATGCTCGTAACGAACTATTAACATTATGGAAAGCTTTTGGCGGACGAGATATATTATTCGACGGCGTTCGAATATTATTCGACGATGTCATGATTGTGGTCAACGCCTTTAAAGAGGCTATGGCTGAGATATTTCCTCCGATAACTTACGATAAATTAGTATCTTTTTCAGCATCATTCAAGGAATTCGCATATAACTTACGACTCAGCGATGATAATGTAGCAAAACTTAAGGATGTCTTTAGCGGCTTATTATCAATAATTGACATGGCGATCAAAGGTATATCTAACTTCTTGGGAGTTGTCAGTCCAGGCGCTTCTATTCTTGGAAATTTTGCTCAATCAGCGTTAGACTGGGCTGCTGGTGTTGGTCGATGGTTAACCGAGCTTAATAAAGGTTATGAAGGTTTTAAAGAAGTTGGAACTGCCGCCGAAACAATGCATGAAAGCGTTAATACCTCGGTTAAAGGTGTGGAACAAACATTAAAGGACTCTGGAATTGAGCCATTAGTATCTAAAATAAAAGAAGCGTTTTCAAGTCTATCAGGAGCTGGTGAAGGTGGTAGTCCTTTAGGTTTTGATAACATTGCTAAAATTTTAGGTGCTGGGTTTGTTGGTGGGATTGGCCTCGGTTTTGTAAAACTCGTTATGGGTTTAAGTAAACCAATGGAAATACTTAACAGTATCGGAGATTCTATTGCTAAAAGTTTTAAACAATTAACTGGGATACTGAAAGCGTTCCAAATGCAAATCCAGGCTAAAGCCTTATTGTCAATAGCGATTGCTATAGGTATTTTAGCAGCATCCTTATGGTTATTATCAACGATTGATACGACACAATTATTAGTGTCGATGGGCGGTATAATCGCTTTATTCGCAGTTCTTATCGGATCTATGAAAGTTCTATCGATGCTCGATCTAGATTTCAAAGGTAAACTGTTTAAAAATATAGCATTAATGTTTGCTCTGGCTACAGCTATATTAATACTGTCATTTGCGTTGAAGAATATCGCAGACCTTAGCTGGGAACAATTAGCGAAGGGATTGATCGGTATAACGGTATTACTTGGAGCCATGACAGGCGTTCTATTTATTTTAGCAAAAGGAAAAGGTAAGATTTTAGAAGGTACCATGACCATTGCCGCTTTTGCAGCAGCAGTGCAAGTTTTAGTAACTGCCGTTGAGAAACTAGCAAATTTAAGTTGGGAACAACTAGCAAAAGGTCTTCTTGGAGTATGCGTGCTGCTAGCGGCAATTGTTTTAGTAAGTGAAAAAGTTCAAACAACTGATAAATTAGCTGCTATCGGCTTTGGGATAATTTTAATGGCCGTGGGTATAAAAATCATAGCATCTGCAGTTGAAGATTTAGCTTCTCTGGAATGGGAACAGCTATTGAAAGGTTTGATAGGCTTTGCGGCGATATTAGCAGGACTAACGTTATTTATATCGAAATTATCAGGTATAATGGATAATGGTAAGGGCGGTTTAACTGTCAACTTAATCAAAATAGGGGCTGGGTTAGTATTATTGGCAATAGCTCTTAATTTATTAACGGATGCCGTTAGAAGTTTAGCTGGATTAAGCTGGGAACAATTACTTACAGGACTTACTGGTGTTGGAGCTTTGTTGGTTGGTATAGCTTTATTCGCAAAGGCTAACAATAAATTAGAAGCCGATCTAATACGTGTTGGTTCCGGTGTCTTGATAATGGCGGTTGGTATAAAAATTTTAGCAAGCGCTGTTAGAGATCTTGCTGGGTTAAATCCCGAGCAACTCATAACAGGACTTATCGGCGTTGGAGCCTTATTAGGCGGTTTAGCCGCTTTTGCAAGTTTACCAGAGCTTAATAAAGACCTACTTGTAGTGGGTGCAGGTTTACTTCTGGCGTCGATCGGTATAAAAATATTAGCCGGAGCGTTAGTTACTCTTGGATCTATGAGTCCAGAGCAGTTAATCACCGGATTAGCAGCTATTGGTGGGTCATTACTTATACTTTCAGTTGGGTTATTGGCAATGTCCGAAACGATTGGTGGATCAATAGCTTTAGGTATAGCGGCATTTGCGATAGCAATATTAGTTCCATCGTTATTGTTATTATCTACAGTTAATCTTGGTCAACTTGGGCTTAGTTTATTAGCCGTAGCGGGTGCGCTTGCGGTATTTGGCGTGGCTGCGAGTTTGCTAACTCCGGTGATTATACCATTACTCTTATTATCTGGAGCCTTCGCACTAATCGCTGTTGGAGCTTTGGTATTAGCAACTGCTTTCTACGTTGCCGCAAGTAGTCTAACGGTTTTGGCCGACGGTTTAACAAAACTTGGATCTATATCACCTGACACCATTGGAGCAGCTTTCGAGACTCTTAAAACCACATTAGATAGCTTTGCTCAAATAATACCCTCACTCGTGAACGTTATGACTCAAGGGATCATCGCCATGGCTCAATCAGTTATAACAACTGCTCCTGTAATTGCGGCGGCTATATTAACAGTACTTGGACAGGTTCTAGCTGGTTTTGGAACATTACTACCGCAGATAGCAACCTTATTCATGCAATTATTAACGGTGTTGTGTCAGGTAATCGTTGAGGGCATACCGATGATTGCTCAAGCGTTCTTAACATTGATTATATCTTTGTTAGAAACGATAGCAACAAATATACCACTCTTAATACAAGCGGGAGTCGACATCATCGTAGCATTCGCAATGGGCGTAGCTACCGCCGTACCTCAATTAGTAGATGCTGGTTTTCAAGCTATCATAGCTTTCATAAACGGTCTTGCGGAAGCCATCCGAAGCAATACTGATCCAATGATCGCAGCTGTGAATAATTTATTCGATGCTGTTGTCGAAGCTGGTAAAGCGGTTCTAATGAATTCTATCGGTGGTTTCTTAGACGCCGGTAGTGCGATCATGAATAGTGGTTTCATATCAGGTATTACCGGAGCTATTGGCGGGGTTATCGGAGCAATTGGCAACATCATATCTTCGGCTTACAATGCGGCTAAAAACGGCATTAGTCAATTCTTCCAAGTTGGTGCTGATATGATTCAGGGTATGATCGATGGTATATTGGGAGCTGTTGGAGGTTTAATCGACGCTGCAGCAAGCGCTGCTTCAAGTGCGTTGACAGCAGCTAAAAATGCTGTGCTAAGCAACTCACCATCCAAAAGATTCATGTGGCTTGGTGAAGACTGCGACGACGGTATGGTTATTGGTTTCTACAACAACGCAGGACTCGTCGCAAATGCCGCTGCGTCGGTCGCTAAAGATTCGTTATCGGTTATGAGTAACACTATATCTAAAATCGGAACATCTATATTAGATGGTATTGATGCTCAACCAACGATCAGACCGGTAATGGATCTGACAGGAATTCAAAATGGAGTAAAAGAAGCGAATAGTCTATGGGGAAATAATAGTATGAATCTGGCAACATCTGCGAGAGTTACTAAAACCATTCAACCATCAGTATTAGACGTCTTAGATGACGTTGTATCATCAACTGTAAACAAAGTTGTAGCTTCTCTAAGTAACTCTGATGATTCAAAAATATCAATAGAAGTTCCAGTGAATCTGGACGGTAAACAAATAGCTAAAGTTTCAGCGCCACATATCAACAACATTTTAGGCGTTAAAGTCGGTTTAGCAGCGAGGGGGCAAGCATGATTGCTGATGTAAAAATCGGAGATAAATGGTTACAGGGTGATTTGGGATATGCATTCAATGACAAAAACATATCTCAACCAGAACCAAAACTTGTACAATTAGAGATTCCAGGAACGTCTGACATAGTCGATCTTACCGATAGTATCAGCGGAGATATTGAGTACAAACAGCGAACGATCACTATAAAATTAGAATCAACTCATGGTAAAAATTCCATGTTTGCCAAATTCTCAGATCTGGCTAACCGTTATCAAGGACGTAAGTTAAAAATCGTTTTCAGCAAAGATTCTGGTTGGTATTGGTTAGGTCGTATATCAGTTTCTGAAGTAACTTCGAAATTTTACGGATCGGTAATAACCATAACGGCAATTGTCGACCCGTATAAATACGAAACTCAATCGAGTTTAGAACCTTGGTTGTGGGATACCTTTTCATTTAACGATGGTATCATAAGAAATTACTACGATATCCAAGTTCCAGGGTCACTGACTATAGTAGGTAGACGTAAAAGAGTTTGCCCAAAGATTATCTGTTCAGCAGCAATGAACGTTTCATATCTTGGAAACATATACCCCTTATCAGCAGGAGAGAACACTGTGCCAGACATATACATCGGTGAAGGCGAGCACATTTTAACCTTTATCGGTTATGGCACAGTCTCCGTTGACTATAGAGGAGGTTCGTTGTAGTGAAAATAGGTTATAAAACACATATACAAAATCGAGGTTGGAATCTACAAGTTGTGGATGGCACGACCTCAGGAACTGTTGGTGAGGGTCTTCGTATGGAGGCTCTCATATTGGAGTTACTTGAAAAGAACGGTCTCGATATTGCGATCGAAGCTCAGGCGCATGTTCAAAATGTAGGCTGGCAACCGTTAAAAACTGACGGTGAGATAATCGGAACAGTTGGTGAATCGTTACGTCTTGAAGCCATACGAATCAGATTAAAAGGTTTGAACTCTGATAAATACTCAATTAAATATCGAGTGCATGTTGAGAATATTGGTTGGCAGAATTGGTGTAAAGATGGAGAAGTTGCCGGAACAACCAGTGTAGCTTTAAGAGCTGAAGCAATCGAGATAGTTCTTGAGAAACATAAAGAAGATGTCGTGGTTGTAGTCCCTAACACTCCTACAGATGATCCTACTCAGAAAATCATACCGATAACAAACCCGAACATCGCCATTCCTCCCGAAAAGATACTGTGTGCAAGTTATTCGACACATGTAGAAAATTACGGATGGGGTAAAGATGTTACTGACGGTCGACTGAGTGGTAAAGTTGGACAAGGATTACGTATTGAAGCTATCCGAATAGGTCTCATCAATTATGGAAACTTGAATCTAGGAGTCGCATACTCAACCCATGTTGAAAACCAAGGATGGTTACCAGAGGTAGTAAATAACGCAACATCAGGGACAACGGATCAAGGTTTACGACTTGAAGCAATCAAAATCAGATTAACCGGAACAGATTCGGATAAGTATTCTATCTGGTATCGAGTACATGTCCAAAATATCGGTTGGCAGGATTGGTGTAGAGATGGCGATGTGGCTGGAACGACTGGCTACGCATTACAAGCCGAAGCGATCCAAATAATCATCACTTTAAAATCTCAGAATATATTAAGAAACCCTGGAGAAGCACCATTAATCGCAGTTAACTATAGATCCCATATTCAAAATTTAGCTTGGGGCTCATGGGTTAAAAATGGCGCTAAGTCTGGAACTACCGGTCTTGGTTTACGTATGGAAGCTTTCGAAGCGAACCTAACATCTTTGGATGGACTCAACATCGGTATATCCTATCGAGTGCATATCCAAAACGTCGGTTGGCAGGAATGGAAATCAGACGGTGTAACTGCTGGAACGGTAGGTCAGAGTTTAAGAATCGAAGCTATCGAAATAGTCTTGACCGGTGCCGACGCTTCAAAATACACCGTACAGTATCGAGGACATCTCGAAAATTCTGGTTGGACTTCTTGGAAGAAGAACGGCGCGACACTTGGAACTACTGGACAAGAATTAAGACTCGAAGCAATATCGATTGTGCTTATTAAGAATGTCGATCTGAACACCACCATTACAAATGAAATTAAAAACAAAGCTCCAATTATCCAAATATGGGCGTCAGACTTTCCAAAAGCGGACGTGTTACTACACGACATTCGAACTGAGTATGAGTTACTTAGTGCCAAGATGGTGGAGGGTATTAATAAATCAACAGGGTTTAACTTCACAATCGATCCAGAACATCCACACTACAAGAAGTTACGTAAGATGAGCACCACCATTCTTGTATATGAGATTTATTCGAATCTTAAGAAAGAACGCATATTTGAAGGTAGAATCACGTCAGATGAGGAAGGTTGGAACAAAACTCGAGACGTAACTTGTGAAGGTGAACTTGGTTATTTACTTGACAGTATACAAAGACCAGCGACGTACGTAAATGTCACACCAGAGCAATGGATGACGATGGTTCTTGACAACCATAACAGTCAGGTAACATCTGATAAAAGACTTCACATGGGCATATGTACTGTGCTTGGAGATGGCTCAGGCGTAAATATATCAACCGTTTACAGAACTCATATCGAAAACCTTTCTTGGTTATCATGGGTCCAAAATGGAGTATATAGCGGGACGACGGGTTCTGCTTTGCGTATGGAAGCTCTTGAACTTAAACTCGACAAGATTGGAAGTTTAAATATCGGAGTTACGTATCGAGTTCATCTGGGAGATATCGGTTGGCAGGAATGGAAATCGGACGGAGCAACCGCCGGTACGGTAAGTCAAGGAATCCGTATGGAAGCTATCGAAATAAAGCTAACCGGTGAAGATGCTGGTAAGTTCTCTATACAGTATTGCGTACATGTTCAAAACGTTGGTTGGCAGGATTGGAAGAAAGATGGAGAAACAGCCGGTACAACAGGTCAAGCTTTACAAGCAGAAGCCATATCAATCGCTATCGTGTCTAAAGTTGACGGTACGAATGGAAAGCTTGTAGACGGTTTATTCAGAGAGAACGACTACTGTAATACTCTAGAACTAATCAAGACTACAATGCTTGACACTCTTGGTGGCGTATTGGTTATCGAGAGAATTGGCGGTATTAAATTCCTAAATTATCTCGAGAATTATGGATCGGTCAATTCGCAACCTATAATGTTTGGAGTTAATTTACTCGACTATAACAAGATTACGGATGCTAGCGGGATATATACGGCTTTAGTACCTTACGGTAAAGAAATTGACGGGAAGAAATTAACTATAGCGACAGTGAACAACGATTGCGACTACATCTATGACGAACTGGCTGTTGCCGAGTATGGTTGGATTTTCAAGGAATGGGAATGGCCCGATATTGACAGTCCGTCAGCATTATTATATGCGGCTAAGTTAAAATTGGCAGGTCTTATCAAACAGGGAATATCGTTAGATTTAACAGCGCTTGACTTAAGCATGGTAAATGTTGATATTCAGAAGTTCCAAGTTGGAGACATGGTGCGATGTGTTTCACAACCACATGAGTTCGACACTTTCTTATCCGTAAGTAAAAAAGAAAGAGATTTATTCGAGCCTGGTAATGACACAACAGTATTGGGTGGAGTAACTCAATCTTTAACAGATAGAATAAGCGGTCCACTTGGTGGCGGAATCATGGGGTTTGCTATAACCACTGCAAACACTGTAAAGAACATGGAATACGTTGCTAACGAGCTATCGTTCCAGATTAAGATCACAGCTGACACCGTTACAGAGCAAGGAACAACGATTAATGAGACAAAGCTCGAAATGACAGCATTTCAGATCAGTTTATCAGCTTTAGAAACAAGAACTCTCGAAACTGAGACGGCTATAGATGCTGCGGAATTGAAAATAACACCACAAGCAATAACTCAAACGGTTCGGTCTAGCGTTGATTATACAGCAGATCTGGCAAATAAAGCATCAACTGCTGATTTAGCTGGAAAAGCTAGCGCAACAGATCTCGGAGCATTAACATCAAGAGTTTCGACTGCCGAACAAAAGATCACATCAGATGCGATTGTGTTAACTGTAACGCAGAGTTCGACATACACGAATGCTATGACCGGTAAGGTTAGCACTAACAATGTAATAAATTCGATTAATCTATCAACAGAAGGAATCAAAATCAGCGCTGATAAAATAACTATATCGGGCTTTGTAACCTTTACCGAAGCTCAAAATTTAGCTAATACGGCTGAGAGTAATGCGGAAAGCACGGCGGCAACACTGGCTTCAAATGCTCGAACTGGCGCAGTTGGCGATATAAATACTAAACTCGGAACAAAACAATCAACAACGTTTATTGATGGTGGCAATATATCCACAGCCAACTTGACGTTTACTGGCGGGATTACTGGGAGTATGTTTGGTATAACGAGTTCGTTCAGCATAAGTACGGATGGAAATATAAACATACCAAGCTCTGGCGTATTGAATTTTGGTTCTACTAACAAGGGGACAATCACCAAGAATTCATCTGCAGCTTTATGGATTTCAAATCCTGGGGACATATACATAGCTCCATTTAGTGGCTATTATACCAGAATATATTCATTAAGCGCCGAAGATCAACCACGTAACATACCATTGACGTCAACGACTGCGGCTAATAAAATTAATAAAATCCAATATATCCCGAATGGTAGTGAGCCAAACGATTATGTTCAATTTGAATTGGCGTCACCATCTTGGGGTCAGTCGTTGGTTGGCGTGAACCCGTGGCAAAGTGACAGAAATTTAAAAACTAATATCCAAGAATCAAAGATTGATGCTCTTGCTACTATTAGCAAAATAAGACCCAGGTCTTACAACTGGAAGCGAAGCGGAGAATATGAAGATTGTGGATTTATTGCACAGGAGATAGAGCAAGACCTTGGCGAAAAACATGTTATGAAGATAAAGCAAGATGACGGAAGTATATCTTATCAGTTAAAGGAAAAAGGGTTCGTTCCGTTACTAACAAAAGCCATTCAAGAGTTGAACGCCAAACTAACCGCAACAACCATGAAACAAGCAAACGAAATCGCAACACTCAAATATCAAATTAAAGAACTTAAAGGAGAAAAAACATGTTAGAAGTAGTAAAAACAACAACCTTCACTGGATCGTCAAAAATTGGTGATACCGTATTAAAAATGTTTACAGCCACGATCAACACCGAAACACCTGAAGAAATGGGTTTAAACCACTGGGTTGTAAACTATCCACTGTATGGACCAAACAGAGCCGCGGTAGCTGCTGATGAAGTAGCGTTTGAAGACATGGCATATGCTTTTCAACAACAATTGATCGATGAAAAGAACGCGGTGACATCAGCATGAAACTAACAAACCAGGAAATAATCAACCATTTGAACTCTATTCCTGTATTAGCCGGGGTAGAGTTCCCTGTAAAGATTACATATGTCTTGAAGAAGAATCATCGTAAACTCGTAACCGAATATAAGGATTACGAAGCACAACTTGATGAACTTCGAGAGAAATATCCGAAGCTGGATGAAGACGAAGACTTCAATATTGCTGTTAAAGAATTGTTAGCAATTGAAAACGAGATTGATATTTTCATGCTCGACGAATCTATATTCGAAACCGGCGATTTTAACGTAACTGCAACACAACTCGAGATCCTGGAATTCATGATCGAAACAGAATAGGAGGTATTCAACATGGCCGATATTACAAACGCTATAAATGATTTTAAGACGGCGGCAAATGGCGAAGCTGTTAGAGACAGTTTCGTCGCCACCATCAACCTAGTGAATGATGATAACGTAAACATCATTGGAAAACTTAACACCCTCGAACCAAAACTTGATAACTTAGACGAAAGTGTTTCTAGCGCTCAAACGAGCGCTAATAATGCTGCTGGTTCTGCGACAATCGCTACCACACAAGCTGGGATATCCACCACGAAAGCTTCTGAATCTTCCGCCAGTGCGGCGGCATCACAAACAGCTAAGAATGATTCGGTTACGGCAAAGAACGCTTCTCAACTAGCTGAAACAAATGCTAAAGCTTCTGAAAATGCTGCAAAGTTATCCGAAACTAATTCCAAAGCTTCTGAAAATGCTGCAAAGTTATCCGAAACTAATTCCAAAGCGTCGGAGACAAATTCTGTCATAAAAGCTGCGGAGGCTCTGGCTTCTAAAACCGCCGCAGAAACAGCTAAAACACAAACTCTAGAATATAAAGACGCCGTCTTAGCAGCGGTTGGCGGATCAACTAACTTAGCAGAAATTATTGAAGCTCGGAAAACAAAAGCAACACTAGGAGAAAAGATTTCCGATATTGATTCGCAATTGGCAGATATTCGGGACAGGGATAAAACGGTAAAAGAATTTGGAGTCCGTATATACGATGGTCAATCCTCAGGAACTTTAGAGCGAATCCTCGACAGCATCGGTATGGTTGCAAATGCAGCGGTAGGCACTGGAAGTGTCGTCAACGATTTTGACACTGCAATTGGTTGGCCACGCAGACGGACTGTGAACGGTTATTATGACGAGACTGCTAAGAAAATGATTGTTACAGCAAGTAAAGGTGAACCGGGATTTAAGACGGACGGTACAAATGGTAATGTTTGGGTTGAGACTGAAAAGTTCTACGTAAAACGAGTGGTTGGGGCTGGATATGTTGACGAAAGTATTTGTAAGGAGCAACTACCTGGATATACGTTATTTGATAAATTCAGAGGGTTAGACGGTGAAGAATTAGATTTTGGATATTCCGGTGCCTATGAAGTCGGAACGGATGGTAGCGGTAATCCTATTTCATGGTCAGGCGTAAATCCAACCAATATTTCTCACGATTCAGGATTAACTTTAGCAAGAAAACTCGGTACTCGCTACCACATGGACGACACGACCGATATTGAACTCGTCCGTTTAATGATGATGATCGAATTTGCGACGCTTAATTCTCAAACCGCAATTGGTCAAGGAGTTTGTAGCCTTAATTACAGTAATGCAAGCTCAGTTGCCACCATAGCAGAAACATCCGTCAATCGTGTAATCCTTGCGAACGCTCAAGCTAATTTATTTGTAGTCGGTCAAACGATCATAATCGGAACTACGAACAATAATACAAATGTTGCAAACAACCGAAAAGTGTTATCGATCGACGTTTATGATGCGAGCAACAAAGCATTAACTTTCGATGGAGCAGCTGTAAACATCGCTGTCGGCAACTTCGTAGGCTCTCGAATAACTCGTACAGGCGAAACGGACACGATAACTGCAAGCTCTGGAACATTAGTAAACGATGGTAAACACGCAGTAATATATCGTGGTACTGAAAATCCTTTTGGAAATGGCTGGAAGGTTGCATCTGATGTTGTCTTTAAAAATGAAGATTCTATAATGTATATATGCAGAGATCCACGAAAAAGAGTCGTTGGAATGTCGGCCTTAACAGCTGATTATAAACCGATTGGATACACTTTAGCAACATCCGAAGGATATGTAACAGCTTTAGGCTACGATCCTAACTACCCAAGCGCAAGATTTGCAACCGCAGTTGGAGGATCTTCAAGTACATACTTTGGAGATTATTTCTACCGCAACACAGTCGCAACTATCGGATTAAGAGAAGTTTTAAACGGCGGTTATTTCAATGATGGCGCGGGCGATGGCTGTTCTTATTGGCTCTTGTTCCACGCTCTGTCGTCGTCGTACTTCACTCTTGCCGGTCGGCTTTCTGTGACTGGATAAACTTCAACAAAATATTTTAGGGACTCGAAGTCTACGGCGGTAATTTCAATGATGGCACGAACGATGGATGTTCTAATTGGAACTTGAACAACGCTCTGTCGAATTCGAACTTCACTATTGCCGGTCAGAATTCTTTTAAAATGCAACACGACTTCGAGAGTCCTTACCTCTAGGTAAAAATTAAGCGATAAAACGGGGCTAGTAATGAGAGTGAAACTCCTGTAGCTGAAAGAAAGGTAACAACGTTATTGAAACGATATCATATAGACACTATATTAGAACTTGACAAAATAGAGGAGGCTATCATAGTGGCCTCAAAGCACAAAAGACACAGAGCATCAGTTCAGAGAGTATTAGATAATAAAGAGATGTACGCTAGAAGAATAAGACATTTATTAATATTTGAACTCTTTGAACCGACTTTGAGACCTCCATTTAAAATAATAGATGGAGTATCCAGAAAAGAACGTATGATAGATTCTGCGCCATTCTATCCGGATCAAATAATACATACATTATTAGTTGCGGCGTTTAAACCGTATTTCATGAAAGGTATGTATGAATTTTGCAGTGCATGTGTACCAGGACGAGGAGTACATTATGGTAAAAAATACGTAGAGCGATGGTTGAAAAATGATTTAAAGAATACCCGATATTTCTTAAAACTTGATATCAGGAAGTATTACCCAAGTTTAAAACCTAAGGTGGTATGGTCTTTGTTGTGTAGAAAATTTAAGGATTCTAAGGCTATGAGAGTTTTGAAAAAGATAGTCTTCGCCTATCCAGGATTACCAATAGGTCTTTTAACCAGTCAATGGTTAGCCAATTTTTGTCTCCAAGGTCTCGATCACTATATAAAAGAGGTTCTTCATATACCGTATTACATTCGATATCTAGATGATATGGTGTTATTTTCGGATGACAAAAAACTTCTACATAAAGCAAGACTTAAAATAAAATGCTACCTATCAAAACTAGGACTAGCCTTGAAGAGTAACTGGCAGGTAAATAAGTTCGATTACGATTATGGTACAGCTCGTAGAAAAGGTCAAGATTTAGATTTCATGGGGTTTAGATTTTTTAGAGATAAAACAATAATAAGAAAAGCTATAAGTTTACGTATCAGAAGACGCGTGAAAAAGGTTTCTAAAACAACCAACCCTCGTATGAAAGACGTTAAGGCGGTGTTATCTTATTTGGGATGGGTAAAACATACGGATAGTTATATATTTTATAACGAAACGTTTGGGAAGTATTTAAGTATTAATAAATTAAGAAAGATGGTGAGTGTTCATGACAGGAAAAAGCAATCTACGACCTCCGAAGTTCAGTATTGTTGAGTTAGCAAACGGTATGTCAGAAATCATGCTTTATGAAAACGTGATTGAAAAAGAAACCATTGATCCAGATGGTGATACACAACCAGTATTTGAATACGATCAGTACGAATTGCATGTAGCATCGAGATCTGGATTGCAACAAGATGTAGATTTGGATTTTGATCAATGGTTATTATTTGCAAAAGGTCAAACATCAAAACCCTTAAGCGATAAAGAAAAACTGGCGGTTCTAGATCAAGTCGTTACCGAACTTATACTTGGAGGTGTCTGATAATGATTGTAAAATTTTTAAGCGAAAAAATCATTAACCACGAATTAACATATGAATACGTGGTTGGCAAACGCCCAGACTTAAAAGAGTCTATAGATTCGTATTTAACGAACAAAGGCTTTTCAAATATGATTCAAAACTAAACACCAAAAAACTTTAGACATCAAGGGGGTATTACTTGGACCAATATCAGATAATTGTAGGTGTAGCGGCTGGAGCACTGACGCTCTTCGCTTTTGGTGGTAAAATATGGGGGGTTGTTTGTAAAGGTTTTGCGTGGGTTTTTCTAAGACCGCATATAGCCATACGGACGACCATAGACGAGAGGTGTATCCAATTGAGCGAACGAATAGAGCAAGTTAGCACCAGACAAGAGACTAAAATTCTTGAGATGAACGCTATGAGCGCTGGTTTGTTGGCCATATTACACGATGTAGTGTTTCAGAGATGTATGCATTTTATTGAAAAAGAGTCAATATCTTGTGACGAACTAGAAAACCTTGAGTATCTTTACAGAGGATATTCGGGTTTGGGTGGTAATGGTACGTGTGAAACTCTTATGCTTAAAGTAAGGACTTTAGATATAACAAATTAAAAGGAGAAATCAAAATGAGTGAAAAAACTAAAACATGGTTAAAAGCAGCTGGTGTCAGAGCAGTTAAAACAGTAGCACAAACAGCTATTGCTACAATCGGTACCACGGCAGTATTAACTGGAGTTGACTGGGCTATTGTGGCTTCGTCTGCAGCCGTTGCTGGTATCGTATCCTTATTAACATCTTTGGCTGGCCTACCAGAAGTTAAAGAGGTCGAATAATGCGATACAAAGTACATATTCAAAATAAAGGATGGACGACATTTTTTGAAGAAGGTCGCTTCGCAGGTACAGTAGGGGAATCCTTACGTATCGAGGCTATTGTTATCGAAGGTGTCGACAAGTACCGAGTCCATATTCAAGACAAAGGTTGGAGCGAATGGGTAAAGGCTGGAGAAATCGCTGGAACCGTTGGTGAAGGAAAACGTATTGAAGCTATTGAAATAAAGGGTACAAACGTCAACTATCGAGTCCACGTTCAAAATGAAGGTTGGTTAGACTGGGCTAGAGATGGTGAAATGGCTGGAACGGAGGGTGGAGGATTGCGAGTAGAAGCTATTCAAATCCTAACCTCAAAAGATCCACTAGCGGTTGATAATAAAGAAGCAAGTATCAAAATCGCACCCAAACCAATTCCTGTGCCAGATCCAAAACCAGTAACCCCATCGCAAAAACCAAAGTCTGGTAAAGTATATTTGGCAGTTGGTCACGGGGTCAGTTCAAATGGCGCTTGGGATAGTGGATGTGTCGATGGTAATCTTACAGAGGCTGATCTGATGTTAGCTATTGGTAAGGTTGCAGTTGCCCATTTACGTAACATGGGCTTTACAGTGCTTTCAGACGCTGATACAAATAATGACAAGAACATTGCTGCATGTGTCGCTGAAGCAAATGCTTGGGGTGCCGATGTATATGTCTCGTTGCATTGCGACTATAACCTAGCTCCATCCGGATTATTACCAATCATATATCCAGGCAGTAACGATGGTATGAATCTTGCGAACAGTCTTATCGCTGCTGTAAACGCGGCTAATGGTCTTAAAGTACGCGGAATCATCCAAAGAGATGACTGGGAAGTATCCGATACAAATATGACAGCATGTATTTTCGAGACTGGAAGTATTCGATATGATATTGGTAAGCTTTTGGACGCGGAGACATACGGAAAAGCTGTAGCACAGGGTATTTACAACGCAATGTAGCCTAAATAAGGCTCAAAATTGGTCAAAAACAGGTCATTTCTTATATAACGCTCATATCCGTGATTTAACAGACTTTAAGGGTTTTAACATATTAAGTGACCTGTAATTTATTTAAACGCTTCTATGGGGCTCTGAGAGGCTATGTTTTTTTTCGGAAGTCCTGTAAAAATGACGTAAAACGAAAAGTGGAGGTACGTAATGGTAAATATGGCGGTAATGTTTGTTCTATCGTTTGTAAGCGTTCAAATAGGTTATTGGTTCTGCTATTTAATGAGACCAAAGACGGTTGGTAACATCCTTATAAACGATACTGAAGGTTTTGATGGTCCGTTTTTATTACTCGAATTAGATGGTAGCGTTAAGGACTTAACTACCAATGCTAAAGTTTGCGTACGAATCGTTAAACAATCCTAACGCGAATAAAACATATCATTATATGAAGTAATAAAATAGGAGGATTAAAACTATGAATGACAGAATTGAAGAATTGTTGGACGAGGTTATTGAATCTGAATTGGAGAAAATGAAAGACTCTTTGGAGAGTCCGGAAGAAAAGAAAGTAACGGTTGATTATTTGGTAAAACTGAATAACATACAAACCGAACGTAAGGAAGTTAAACGTAAAGAAACTGAACTTGAATTAAAGCATTTAGAGTTAGAGGACAAAATAGAAGTCCAATCTGACGATAAAGCGTATAAGGAAGTTTTAGTGAAGCGTGAAATGTTACAGACGTTCGTAAAGGGTGGAATTGAAGTTTTCGGAGTAGTCGCACCAATTATGTTCTATTCGGCATGGATGAAGCGAGGTCTGAGATTTGAAGAGACAGGTACATATACGTCACAGACGTTCAAAGGTTTGTTTGGTAAATTTAAACCAACTAAGTAATACTGATAGGATTGAGAGTTAAAACACTCTCTTTTCTTTTTGGAGATTTACATACGCGAAAAAAACATTGACTTATATGAAGAATAAAAATATAATACGTGGAGGTATTAAAATGGAAAGTATTTTGAGAACAAAGATTGAAGAATTGGAAGAGTTATTAACGGTTGAGATTATCAACACCGCTGGAGGAATATCCGACGACGAGATAGAAGCGCTGATTAATTTAAAACAAACAATTCGACGATCTTTGAAAATAACTGCTGGACGTGAAGAACTTCGAGATGTTAAAAAGATATTCGAACTGAATAAGAGACTTAAAGAATTGGATAAGCCGTTAAACTTTAAAAAGTAATGGTTGATTTGAGGGCGTAAGCTCTCTTTTCTTTTTGCGCGAATTTAACATACCCTTATATGAAGTATATTAAAAGTACGTGGAGGTACAAAGAAATGAATAGAGATAAAATGGTTCGTGAATTTGGAATTGCATTATTGGCTTTTGGATGTGGTGGGTTGACAACAACGGCGGTTATATACCAAAAATTGAAAAACCACAACAAACAAATAAAACAATACGATGACGAAATTTACAACGGTATTATGGAAATGAGAGAAATTGTAAAACAACGTGAACAAGATAGAAACGAAGGATTGGAGTCTTAACAGACTCTTTTCTTTTTGAAGTTTACATACGCCAAAAAAACATATTGTTATATGAAGAACATATTAAAAAGTACGTGGAGGTACGAAAATGAAACTTATGAATTTATTTAAGAAACGATATGATTTGGTTGTGGTATTTAGAGAAAAACGAGAAGTTAGAACAGAGGAATATTTTGCAATCAGAGAGATTTTAGAATCATATCACATAAAAGGTGAAGTGGTTGAGATTTACTCTGATTCGGATTATGTAGCTATTAAAGTTGTCGTTGTCGATAATATCCAAATGATCAGAAGAGACTTAATAGAGAGATTTGGAAAATTGGAAACTCGAGTAGTTGGAAATACAATATTCATTGACTAGAGTCTTAACAGACTCTTTTCTTTTTTTTGCGCGAATTTTACACACCCTTATATGAAGTATATAATCTAGGAGGATTAAAATGAAGACGAAATTAGAAAACAGTTTAGAAGCAATGGTTGCGATGTTGGCATTAAACGTTAAGGAAACAGACGGATGTTTTTTCGATAGTGAGATCTTAGCTATTAAAGCCTTATTGGAAGCTTGTGAAACATGTGTTTCTATTGTTGAATTCAGAAGTGTTTTGGATAATTATATTAAGAAGTTAGAGTCGTAACAGACTCTTTTCTTTTTACGCCAAATAAACATATCATTATATGAAGAAACTAATAAAATATAAAGGAGAATTAAAATGATAAATAAGATAGTTGATAGAATTGTAAAACAGATAGATTTTGCAGGTATGTTTAAAAGACAACCTAAGAAAGAAAGTGTGTTGAAAGATTTATTCAACGATCCAGATGCATTTGAATTCAATGGTTATGTTGAAAATGGCGAAATAAAAATTAGCATACGTAAACGTATGAAAGACGAAAAGGAAGCTTAACAAGCTCCTTTCTCTTTTTGGCACGCGAAAATAACATATCATTATATGAAGAGAAGGCTTAGCTCAGAGGTAGAGCACTGGTGAAAACCCAGGTGTCGTGAGGTTCGAATCCCACACCTTTCTTCAAAGAAAAAGAATCAGCAATGATGGTGTGAAGCGAATGTTGGAGGTGAAAACCCTCTCGCCGCTGTAGGAGTTCGACTCTCCCTACAGCTCTTTTTATTTTATTTTTAAAAATCATAGGAGGTACGAAATGGTTAAGAATGTATTCAGAGGTAAAGAGAGTCTTATTTTGACATCTCTAGGAGCAGTGGGGGTTATTGGTACGGGGATAAGTGCTGCATTGGCAACCCCTAAAGCTTTGAAACGGTTGGAACAGTTTGAGGACTTCGAGTACGAAAAACAGATGCAAGAATATGAGGACAATGGTGGCGAAATGGCAGATGGTGGGTGTGCGTATATACCAATCGACTTTGAGTATAAAATGCCGGTATGGAGAAAAGCTTTAACGATTGCTCCATATTACTTACCATCTGTAATCATTGCCTCAGGCACAATCGCATGTATTATTTCCGCGCATAATCATAATTCAAAAATGCAGAAATCCTTAACAAGTGCTTATTTGGTCTTGGATGGTATGTATAAAGAATATCAAAACTCAGCAAAAGAATTGTATGGTGATGATGCCGATCATGATATTAAAAGGCAAATTGCGATTGGTCATTACGAGGATATCGTGTTATTTGAAGGTGAGACCTTGTTCCATGACGAATACTCTGGTCGATTTTTTAAGAGTACCATGGATGATGTTAAAGAAGCGGAATATCACTTGAACCGTAATTTTGCTTTACGTGGATATTGTGAGTTAAACGAGTTCTACGAGTTCTTAGGCTTGGAAACAACAGATTACGGGCACACGATTGGATGGTCGCAAGAAGCAGGATTCGATTACGGATATTACTGGATCGATTTCAAACATTCTTTGGAGGTTACAGATGACGGTATTGAGTTTTATACAATATCTTACCCTTTCATGCCAACCAATGATTTTGACTACGAGTACAGAGATTATGAAGGATACTCACGTTTTGTACCTCAAACATTGCAAGACACGCGAAAATAACATCTTATTATATGAAGAATAAATTTTAGGAGGATGTTAAAATGAAATTTGGTATTGATTTAGATAATGAAAAGGTAGTAAAAGTTATTGGCGGTATCACAATGGTAGCTGGGGTTGGATTATCAATCGCAGAGAGCATATTGAGCGACAAGGCTATGGACAGAAAAATTGATAAAAGAATATCAAACAAAATGAAACACTCACATAGAGGGTATTCAAAACATTAGGGAGCGACAAGCTCTCTTTTGTTTTTACGCGAATTTTACACCTCATTATATGAAGAATATTAAAGTACATGGAGGTACGAAGAAATGAACTTAAAAGGTATTAATTGGATGAAGATTGCTAGCGGAGCAACAACAGTTGTAGGTATTGGTTTAACCTTTGCAAACGACTGGTTGGCAGAAAAGAATCTTGATGCAAAAATTACTAAGAAAGTTGAAGAGAAGTTTTCTCAACTGAACTTAAGTATTGATTCAAAAGAGGATAAAGAGTCTTAACAGGCTCTTTTCTCTTTTGGCTAAAAATATAAGTACGTGGAGGTACGAAGAAATGAAACCAGTAGATACGGTTATTGATAATTATTGTTACGAAGACGCTAAATCAACATATGACGCATATTTAAAATTTAAAAAGAGTAAAATTAAAAAAAATATGGTAGTTGGAGTTGCGGCGTTAGTATTAGGAGGTATTGTTGGTGCTGGGATTATGAAAGGTGTAATGACTATTCAACTTAAAAATGGTTTGGAAGATTTTAAAAAGAACTTTAAGTCTGAATTAGAATCGGCTTTGGAGGCCGATCGAAAAGAATCTTTATCAAAACGATCTATCTATTCAAACCATAATGGTCTGATAAGAAAACAAGTTATTGACCAACCATCAGATGTTATCTTTGGTAATGGACAAATAGCCTGGAGTGTTGTCAGCGACATGGAGGATCTTATAGCTCGTTATGGTAAAGTGACCGTTGGCGATTTCTACCGTATATCTGGGATCGAAGGACAATACACAGACGAATCCATGGGTTGGACAAATATAGACAACATAACGAGTCGTGAGAACAGATGTGGTGTATCTTTAAATATACCAGAACCAATTGAATTAGAAGGAGAAAAATAATGAAAAGTAAAATGAGAACATACGCAGAAGATCATGCATCTGAAATATTAACAGGTGTAGGGATTGTTGGAATGGTTGGAAGCACGGTGTTAGCGGTAAAAGCTACACCTAAGGCTATGATGTTAATTGAGGAGAAGAAAGATGAACTTGAGACTGAAAAACTTAACCACGTTGATCTGCTCAAAACTACTTGGAGAGCATATTTACCAGCAACCGCCGTTGGAGTGCTTTCTATTACTTGTCTGGTGGGGAGTGCTAGTGTAAATGCGAAACGTAGCGCAGCTTTAGCAGCGGCCTGCACGTTATCGGAAAATGCATTCAGAACATATGCCGAGAAAACGCTTGAGGTAGTCGGTAAGGAAAAAGAACAAGAAATCAGACAATTTGTAGGACGTCAGAAAATTAAGGATAACCCTCCACCGGATAGTACAAATCAAATCTATATTTGCAGTGATGGTGAGGAAGTATGTTTCGAAGGAACATCTGGGCGATATTTCAAGACGAATATGAATTCCATCAAGCAGGCTGAGAACGCTTTTAATAAACGAATGCTTGAAGAAATGACGATGTCTCTGAACGACTATTACTACGAACTTGGATTAGACAGTGTTAGTCTCGGGGATATTATCGGATGGGATTTAGAAGACGGTATGGTTGAATTTAAGGTTGGATCGATCCTTTCAGATGATGGTAAGCCATGTATATACCTGGAACCGTCAATTCAACCACGTCACGATTTCAGAGATCGATATAGATAGGAGGATAACATGGATTACACCAAATCAAACTCTCATAAGAGTAAAGCCGTTGCGAAAGAAAATGCCGAACCGAAGAAGAAAAACATCGGCAAGGTTATAGAAGGTCAGGCTAAAATCGGTAAGAAGAGTGAACTGCAGAAAATGGCAGATGCATTCTTACCGGAAGAAGGATTGTCTGGTATTAAAGACCATATTATTATGGACGTAGTTGTGCCAACAATCAAAAAGATTATTTCGGACACTGTAGAGACTATTCTCTACGGTGCTACCGGGATGACTCCAAGAAATGGTTCGAATTCGAATAAATCAAAAACTTCATACGGAAGTTATTACGCTCGTAAAGAGGAAGAAGAAAGAT